CCTGTCCGTATTCGTCAATTTTCATATCTTGAGTATAACAGATTAATTTACATTAATCAAGTCATCAAGATTGCCATTGGTTCTTTTTGCAGTACTTTGTAGTGCTAGTTGACTACGTTTACTCATTTCTGTTTTATACATTTCTAAAGAAATCAGTATTTGTGGTATTACCTGTGTCATTCCTGTTCGAGCAGCAATATGGTATTTACGACTTAGATCATTTATACGCTGATCTAACTCTGCATCTTTTAGAGTTGACGGATCCGATAATAATGGATTATACAAATGGCCCACCGAGATATTTTAAGAAAACGTTTGACCCATTATCTGGACTCCACACATCAAAGAATATTGAGCTAGTATTCATAGCAGTGGTTAGTGTATAAGTTGAAGTACTGGTATCTCTTTTTACACCACTAAAGGCAACAGTGCTGGTAGTATTAGTATTGGCATTGGCTACTTCTAATCTAACATTTGCATATTTGTTAGCACCGGGCCAATTAGCAAAACTCACAGTGGCATTACCGTTCACTTGTAATTGTTGATAGGATCCTAATAATAAGTCTACAGTAACATCCCCGCTCACTGATCCTTCATTATTAATAATATAACCTTCTGCTTGTAATGTTGGTTTATAAATTACATTTCTATTAAAGTCATTTATAGCGTCAGTAGTCTTAACTGAACCCTGTAGTAAGTTGCTGATTTCACCAGCTGCAACATTTAAAGAATTTTTAATGTTGGAAAAATTATCTCTAAATCCCTGTGTGTCGTTGTCCACTCCGGGATATGGATAGGTTGTATTAATATTGTTACTGTAGGTTGTTAAGGTACTTGACATAAAGAATCTCTCTAATAGTAGATATTTATCCGCGAATTACTAGGGGGTCTGGTAAAATAAACGGTTGCACTAATGCTTTGGCTGGCCCTCCTAGCAGACTTCCAAAGTTAGTGTAGCCACTGCCTCCGTAATATGCTTCGTTTACTAACCATGTTGATGCAGTGCCTGTAGTCCAATTACGTACCTGCTCCGGAGTCATCCACGGACGAGCCTGTAATAAGCAGGCTAATACACCAGCAACTTGAGGGCAGGCTTGACTAGTTCCAGAAACTTTATTTAGATAGTAAGTGTAGGTGCCTAAACTTCTAGTATCGGCTACTGCGGCAGTGGCATACGAATTATTAGAGTACGCACCCATAATGTAATCTCCAGGAGCCCAAATATCAACTCGAGGCCCTGCACAACTAAAATTACGTTTGTGTTCTGGATTAATATTAGTATTTGCAACGCTGGCAATACAGCCCACAGTAATAACATTAGATGTTCCTGCAGGAGTACTACCTCTATGATAGTAGTCGCTAAAGCCTAGATAGTCAGTCCAATAATTACTGTAATCACTACCGCCAACAGTGTCTATTTTATGACGATCATTTCCCGCAGCCGCAACTATAACAATACCTGCACTAATACAACTAGCTATTTCTGCATCTAATGCTGAATATCGATAACCGTGTAAACCTATACCGCCTTGCGGTACTCCTATAGTTCCGTAGGCAGCTGTGGTTGTAGAAACAGTGTAGGTTGTACCTCTATATCTAATTGCAGCAACAGTGGTATAGAAATTAATAAATCCAAAACTACAGTTTACTATAGTGGGACGTTTATAACCTGTGACTGGGTCTACGGCTTTAGCTTCGTGAAATGCACGTAGACTCTGCCATACTTCAAAATCGTCAAGCATACTTAATTCTCTGCCATCCGTTATATCGTAATAAGGCCCCGCAGTACCATCTCCTACACTGCGTAATGAATATATCTGTGCACCACTTGCCCAACCACAGGTATTCCCCGCAGCAATACTAGCACAATTGCTACCGTGTCCATCACAGTCACCTAAAAATCCTCCAGTTGGTACTGAGGCAATGTAACCATATTGTGTCCAATCGTGATCAACTACTCTGCTACCACCAGTGCCATCTGCGTTGACTGCAAACTCGGGGTGATTAGGTTCGACACCGGTGTCAATAACAACAAAGTCAACTCCTGTACCATCTAAGTTGTATGGAAATGTACCAGTTATTGATGACAGTGTTCCAAAAATATTTGATGTAGCAGTAGAACGAATCAACCCCCAATTTTTATGAGTAGAAGATATTGTACCTGATTGTTTGTCATATACACCGGATCTTATACCGTAGTGTATTTTTTCAACACCACGTTCTTTAGGATCTCTATGTACATGATTAATTCGTAGATCGGATATCAGTGCGTCTGCTTCTTGTTCAGTAAGCATTACAGTAGCATTGTACTCACTGCCTGGCATTGGATTTAATATTTCCACACTGCGATCAGGTATAGATTCATCGCCCAATTCGGACTGTAATTCGTTTAAGATTTCCTGCTTATAGTCAGGATGATCAACTACAACATAAAATTTATGCAACATAAATCACCTTATGCTATGCTGGTTCGATCAGTACAGAGTCTCCAATTTGTTCCATCATAGAAACAAGGTTGTGCTCCTCCTGCGGCATCTATGACATACAACATAGCACCTCGTTGTGTGGTAGCACCTAATGCTGATAGCTGTGCAGTTGTGGCAGTGGTTAATACAAAAGGTTTATTAACTGTGATTTGACCAGCTGCACGAAAATTTAAATCGTTACCTGATTCGATTGTCACAGCACCTACTGTTCCTACAGTTAGTGTAGAAACATATAATGTCTGTACAGTATAGGTGTTACCAACTAATACTGCGGCACCTGTGGCACCTGGGCCGCCTGTAGCACCAGTAGCACCTGTTGATCCTAATCCGCTAGGTCCTGTAGCACCTGTTGAACCATTAGTTCCATTGGCGCCAGTAGCACCCGTTGGTCCTAGTCCCCCCGGTAACCCTGTAGCACCTGCACTACCTTGAGGCCCAGTTGAACCTGTTGCGCCTCGTCCAGTAGCACCTGTTGCTCCTGTAGCGCCTGTTCCGCTAGGACCAGTAGCACCCGTTGATCCTATTGGACCTCCGCTAGGACCTGTAGAACCAGTTAGTCCTGTTGCACCTGTAGAACCTGCACCCGCAGGACCTGTAGAACCAGTAGCACCATCTGTTCCATTAGCACCTGTAGCACCGGCACCTGTAGCACCAGTTTGTCCAGTGGCACCTGTAGAGCCTAGACCTCCTGTTTGCCCAGTAGCACCAGCAGCACCTGTAGCACCTTGGGGACCAGTAGCACCACCTGGACTGCCAGAAGGTCCTGTAGCACCAGTTGATCCCAAAGGCAACGGTCCAGCTAGCCAAGCAGTTGAAGAACTGTTGTATACCCATAGGTGTCCACTATAGGAATAGACTTGACCGTTGGTTGCTGTTGTTGGAAAATTTATTGACATGGTGTATTTATTTTAGTATTTGCCTTAAGAAAATACGTTAATTTTTACCGGAATTGGTACTTCTTTAATTGTTTGATCCACTGGATCATAATACCACTGATCAGCTATAACTTCATCAGCACACTCAGTCCAGTATAATGGATTAGCTACACCAAATATATTTTCAGTCGGCTCAACCTGAGCAATACGGTATCCGTTTTGAACTAGTTCATTTGGACAAATTAATGCCTTCTTCATTTACACTCCTAATTAATATTCAATGATAACAACACCGGCAGCACCAGAAGTACCGGCTAAGCCGGTCCCTCCCCCTCCCCCTCCACCATACGCTTTTCCACTAACGGCAACTTTACTGGAATTAGAAAGAATACTTGCTCCACTTGAACTGGTAAGTCCACCGTCATTCTGACCGGTAGAGATTCCATCTCCGCCAGGAAAATTCAAATCTCCTCCTGTTCCAGCACCACCGGCACCACCAGCAGCACTACCACTACCAGTAACGCCCCCTCCTCCACCCGTTGCTGACGTAGTTGAAATTGATTGAGATCCAGAGGCAACAGAAGATGTGCCGCCTGTGCCGCCGTTGCCGCCAGAGGAACCAGCGGTGCCTCCTGCACCAACTGTAATATTTAATGTTGAACCAATTGTGAGTCCTGTGTATATCTTGATTGCAGCGCCACCACCACCTCCCGGACCACCGTGGTCTAGGTCATTGGTGCCCCCACCGCCACCGCCACCACCAACAACTGTAACTTTGATTTTAGTTGCTGGTATTGAATATGAGGCATCAGTAGATGTTAACACAACTATATTAAGTCCAGGTCCCTGAGCGCCTGTTGCACCAACTCCGCCTGTTGCACCAACATTACCTTGAGCGCCAGTTGCACCAGTAGGACCAGTAGCACCAGTAACCGATGCACTGCTTCCGTCAACAGTAATTGCACCTGCTGCTGTAACACTTAGTCCTTTACCACCGATAAAAATTGTTGAAGTACCTACATATAAACTACGCCATTGTGTTGAACTTGTTCCAAGGTCGTATGTTAAATTTGCACCTGGTACAATATGACCGCCAGCATAAATGTCACCACCAATACCAACACCACCGGCAACCTGTAGGGCACCAGTTATGGTTGATGTTGCTAAAGTAGTATTAGTAATTGTAAAAATTGTGCTAACAGGATTAGTAATAACGCCAGTGGCCCCGACAGCTCCGTTATCTCCAGTTCTAAAAAATTGTACAGCTAGTTGTACGGCGTTGGAATGTATGGTTCCGCTGACATAGGTCACATTCAACTGCACCCATCCCGCGTTGTCCACAATGCTGTTAACAGCAAATATGCCATTAGAGCTAGAATTATTAAGATTGTTTTTTACTAGTAGATAGCCTTTGATGGCAGCAGTTGAATCGCCCCATGTGTTTATATAACCGCTGATATCACTGGCAGCGGCTGTACTATCATCTATAGCAATGGCTGTAACACTGTTAATTGTGGTATTGTTATATCTTAACGTACCCAATCCAGGATCACTCATAGCAGTGTTGGTGCTGAAAGTGTATCTATATCCTCCGAGATCTCCTTGCGAACCAGCAGTGCCAGTAGCGCCAGTTGCACCTGTTGAGCCTATTGGACCAGTAGCGCCAGTAGCACCTGTTGATCCAGTAGCACCTATATTACCAGTAGCACCTGTTGAGCCTTCAGGACCAGTAGCGCCAGTAGCACCTGTTGATCCAGTAGCACCTATACCTGTTGCACCTGTCGAACCTGCCGGCCCCCCACTTGGTCCTGTGGCTCCTTGAGCACCAGTTGCACCTGGGTCACCTTGGAGACCTTGTGGACCTACTGGGCCAAGCATGAATAATGTCCAATTAGTATAAGTTCCACTACCGCTTGAAAAAACACTGTCCATCACAAAAGTAGTACCACTATAACTAGTAACAGTACCAAAGTTAAATCCTTGATCAACACCAAATCCGTCAAGAGCTCGCATACTCACAGTCATACCTGGAATATACATTGATTCACTGGCATTTAAATTAACTATATAGGTTAATGTACCTACACTGAGTGTATTTGATGATGTTGATGTTAGTCTATAGCCGATTCCTGTTGCACCTGTTGATCCAGTTGCTCCAGCACCTGTGCTACCTTGAGGTCCAGTAGCACCTGTTGCTCCTGTGGCACCAACGTCCCCTATAGGTCCTGTTGCACCAGTTGAACCATTAAAGCCAGTAGCACCGGTGCCACCTCTAGCACCAGTACTGCCAATTGCACCAGTAGCACCTATATTTCCTTGGGGGCCGGTTGCACCAGTACTACCTGTAGCACCAGTGGTGCCCATAAATCCAGTAGCGCCTGTTGCACCAGTAGAACCGATGTTTCCAGTAGCACCAGTAGCGCCAGTAGCGCCAGTAGCGCCAATTGGCCCAGTAGCACCAGTTGCTCCAGTAGCACCTGTACTGCCTATTTCGCCAGTGTCACCTTTGTCACCTGTTCTGGCAAATGTGATAACAATGTCAGAATTATTATCTAATAAATTTACACCTGATAGATAACTTATTGGTACAGTATAGTAGCTACCACTTAAACTATGACTACCAACAATAGCAAATATTGCATAGATTTCTTCGTTTACTTTATCTTTTACGGAAAAATGACCTTTAATTGCACTAGTCGAATCATCAATTGTGTTTAAAAAACTAGTAGCCACAACTGAATTATAATCGGTGTTGTGGATGTACAGCTCGGTAGAGAATGCAAGAGATAAATTATTAAATTTAAAACGTCCAGTAGTTGGATCAGAATTAACTGTGCTAGTACTAAACAGATAGTTAAATGCAGCACCACCAAAATTTCCCTGTTCACCTTGAATACCAGTAGCACCGGTTGATCCTGTGTACCCAATAGCACCACCGGGCGCGGCTGCTACCCAAACACTACCGTTAAAAGTTAATAGTTGTCCGCTATACTCAATATCTAACCACATGTCGCCTGCGGCAGGAGTTGTGGGTCTAACTGTTGATATTACTGCTGTCAGTCTAGGACCAGTGCTACCAGTTGCACCTGACAGTCCATTAAATCCTCTAGGACCAGTAGCACCAGTAGCACCGTCTGTGTTAACACTGATAACACCGTTGCCGTCTATGTCTACGCCTGGACCAATAATAACACCGCCCAGTGTACTAGTAGTAGCCGTGCTTAACGGTACAGTAACACTTAGTACTCCTTCAGTTATTGTTAAACCTTCACCAACAATAACACCACCAGAACTAGTGTTAGTAGCAGTTACAATGTTTACCGTTGTAAGATTGTTAATAACAAATTCGCCAATTTGATCAACAGTGGCATATTTGGTCACAGTAGGAACTATGCCTGTGTCAACTACAGGAAAAATTATTGCCCCTGTTACTGTGTTTAATGCTGGTAGGTTTGTTATTGCACTCATCGAATCATACACTCCACTAGTCCAGGGCCGCCATTTTCAAGGGCTATTGCAAAAGGTTCACGACCGTTATCAACTGTAGCACCTTGTCCAACTGGCCACGGCCACAATGCATCACCTTTCTTAACCGGTGAACTTACTAAAACTGGTACTCGTCCACGCAAGGCAATAGCCTGTCCTTCAGATTCAGAATTCATTAGATAAGCAGGCTTCTCAGATATAACTCCTGCAACATAGCAGTTATGGTCTGTAACAGCAGTAATTTCTGCTGACCCACCAATGGTCATAACAGTGCCAGTAGGATATGTTTGATCTGTTAGATATTTTTCTGCTAAGTCGGCATAGGTAGCTACATTAGTAGTAGCGTAAATAATATTAGCATAAACATCATTAGCGTGTATATCAGTGACCCAAAAATCTCCGCTAACACCAAGACCACCGGTTACTACAACTGCTCCTAGAGTTTTAGCAGTCGATGCTGTTGCATTAGTAACCTGTAAAACATCGGTAAATGGATTTGCAACAGCACCTGTCGCCCCTGGTGGCCCTTGGATACCTGTAGCACCAGTTGACCCTAACGGTCCTGTAGCACCGGTGGCACCAGTAGCACCTTCTGGGCCTTGAATACCAGTAGCACCAGTTGATCCTGGTAAATTTTGAGGTCCGGTTGCACCTGCGGGTCCGGTAGCTCCTATCGGACCACTTGCTCCTGTAGAACCAAAAGTTCCTTGCGGACCAGTTGCCCCTGTAGCACCAATTCCACCTGTAGCACCTGGATCACCTTGCGGTCCAGTTACTGACGCACCCGTAGCACCAATAGGCCCAGTACTGCCTGTGGCCCCTGTTCCTCCCTGAGCTCCCATACCTGTAGCACCTGTAGCACCGTTTGGTCCGGTGGCACCAGTTGCACCTGTAGCACCCGTTCCACCACTCGGCCCTGTAGCACCAGTTGCACCTGGTCCACCAGTAGCACCAGTAGCACCAGTAGAACCCGTTGCACCTAATGCGGCGGCAGTTCCAGCTGGTCCTTGAGCACCAGTTGCACCTTGCTCACCTTGGTTACCTGTTGCGCCTTGTGGACCTGTAGCACCTGTTGATCCTTGCCCTTGCGGACCTGTGGCACCCGGACCACCAGTAGCGCCAGTAGCACCATCACCGCCGATAGGTCCAGTAGCACCTGTTGACCCTAACGGTCCAGTAGCACCTGTTGATCCAGTAGCACCTGTTGATCCTGTAGCACCTATAGGACCGGTTGCACCTGTTGCACCTGTTGATCCCGTAGCACCTGTTGATCCTGTAGAACCAATAGGACCAGTTGCACCGCCTGGATCACCTGGAATACCGGTTGCACCTACAGGTCCGGTAGAACCAGTTGATCCTTCAATTCCTGTTGCACCAGTTGATCCTTCAATTCCGGTAGCACCTGTGCCACCTTGAGCAGCAGCAGTTCCTGGAATTCCCTGAGGACCTGTAGAACCGGTTGATCCTTGTAGACCTGTAGCACCTGTGCCACCTTGAGCAGCAGCAGTTCCTGGAATACCTGTAGCACCAATTGGGCCAGTAGCACCAGTAGCACCAGTACTGCCAATTGCTCCAGTACTTCCCTTGGGCCCGCTTGCACCTGTAGCACCTGTTCCGCCTGGATTTCCAGTTGCGCCTTGTGGCCCAAGTGCGCCTTGAGGACCTGTGGCGCCTGTGGCTACTTCTCCGGCAAAGTGTGTAGAAAGCTCACCTACAGTTGTAAAAAAAGTTCTAGAAGCATCTGCTACTGGTAAAAAAATAGCATTGGTCAAAGAATTTTGAGGTAACGGAGGTAAATTGCTTATTGTGCTCATATTTTATTCAACTAAAAGTTCATTTCCGTTTTCGTCAGTAATGATAACACCGTCTGGTCCAGCAAGTACGTTTAATGGACGAGCAGCTACATTGTTCTTATCTGTGTTCATAATTGGGAACTTGAGATATTTATCGCCGCTATAATCAAAGGTTTGATCTATGATTAGTCGATCAACTTCAAAGTCTAAAACTTTAAAATCAAAACCACTTAGTTGTATTCGACGCATTGTTTCAAAACCGTAGTTAGGTTTAACATAACAAATTGGCATGGCCTTAATAAAGCCCAACGGTGAACCAGTTTCTTGTTGAATAGTTCTCATAAATCTTGGTCTAAGATATTCGTCAACTTTAATAGTCTCTCCATAAACAGAGATACCTTCTAAACTATTTTGCCAGTTAACTACGCTGTCAGTGTACACATCAACTAGTTGCTGATTAATTAAGAAACTAATACTGTCTGGACTTTTACCTAAAATATTTAGGTTACTATCAATAATATCTAGATAAACAATATCGTAGACATGATTCCCCTGTTCATCTTCAGCTGGCAGATACTTTACATCACCAAAATAAAATCTTTTATTATAAAAATAATATTGTAGACCAATGATATATTCTGCAAGATTCAATCTTTCGATTCCGTGTTCGAGCATCATTTTAATTTCTGTCTGTAGGCCAAATGCAGGATCAGAAGGTCTATACAAAGTTTTATAGTCAAATATATCAGTGTTATAGATGAATTCTCTATAGGTTCTTCTCTTGCTTCTATGCATGAATGGTCTTACATAAATGCTACTAAAAGGTGTTCTGCTATTATCGCCAATATAAATTTTAAATTCTTGATCAATAGTAGCCAGCCTGTAGGCATTTGTAGCTTCTGCGGTAAACGTATAAGTTCGATCCAACGTAGTTGACCCACCGTCTATTGAGAAATTGTCTAAATCTAAATCAATATCAGTCAATCCACCGTAAGGAATTTTACCTACTATACTGCCGTCTGATTTAAATTCGAGCCCGCTGGGTAAATCACCATCTACTAATTTATACTGTATACCTAAGTCTGGATAGTTAAGATGTTCGGCTTTAATACTAAGTTCACTTTGATAACCTGTTTTAATTATACCAACTGTTGATGTAGTGAGCCATTCGAGATCGGTATTGACACTACCTTGTAACCTTAATTGAAACACTCGATCACTTTTGTTAGTATCTCCAGTTACTCTATCAGTTTTTACAACTCTAATTGTAAATTTATAGTCTATACTATATGCAGGAATGTAGGGGATTTGCCCGTACAGGTCTCCTGTTTGCGGATTAAGTTTAAAGCCCGACGGTTTAGTAACAGCACTACCAAAGAAGAAAATGCTGTTATTAGGTATATCATCAAGAAGATCGGTACGATATACAATACTATCACCAACTTGTTCTGGGCTGTGTTTGAACCCAATTGCACAGTAATCAATGTTACCTTCGACTGAGGTAATAGTGTATGTAGTAGTGAATACTGTATCAATATAACTGTCTAGTCTAAATTGTTGTCCTGCGGTAGGTAAACTGGTTAAGTTTTTAACGTGTATTGTCGAAGTTCCAGTTCTATTGTACTTGGGGTAAAAACTCACAAACTCCCAACCAGTTCCAATCCAAATATAACTTCTTGTTTCATTTAAAAACGTTTCATCTTCTCGAACAGTAAACACATCACCTTCGGCAGCATTAAAAGGCAAGTCAACATAATTTAATACTGAACCTCGAATATTATAGTTAGTACCATATGGTCCTACTTCTAATTCACTGTCTGCAAATGCTTTTATTTCTGGATTGACGCTTAGAGTGTCCCATTCCCAACGTGAAGAGCCTAGCTCAGGAAATGGTTCATATGTCTTAAGTGTAATTATCTGATAGTTACCGGCGCGACGAATACCTAGATTAGCAGGACTTAACCATATTGGTGCATAAAGATAACTGTTACCTGCTTGAAAACATCCTGCGTCTGCACTAATGTAACTAGTATCGCCTCTTAGACTGTTAACATCAACGACCTGCATTTTAAACATCTTACGTGTGCTGTTAAATCCGTCAGTGGCAGTAACATAAAATTGATATATTTTTTTAATATAAGTAGGTTTAGTTGTTATATTATTAATTATAACAGCACCATCATAAGGATATTTGTCATATTTTTCATTGTCATACCCTGCACTTGATGCTGTATCACTACCTTCAATTACTGTGATCTCGTCAATAGTTCCAGTTATTCTACCATCTTCGTCAAGTGTTAATCCTTTGGGCAGTTGACCGTCACCTTCTGCAATATAGTAACGTAGTTTCATATTTTCAAACAACACGTTGGGTATTGCTGCCATTTGATAGTCAATAATATGTTTGTTTACTGCAAAACATTCTCCGCTAGTACCTACGTGTAGGAATCCACTAGGTGTTAACCATAAGGGAGCAACGCCGCCAACTGTGTCAAGTATAAATGTTCGGTCACTTACTCCACTGTCATTTTTAGCACGTAGAACAAATGTTGATGTTACAGGTGCTGGTACTGAAGTAGGATTACCAGTGATGTAACCAATTGTTGAAGTTGTAGTAGCACTGGTTTCTGTAAGCAGGACCATTCCGTCAGGAAGACTACCTGATATAATTGAGAACTGACTATCAGTGCCACTTACAGCAAATGGAACATCAGCTGGTGTTCGTTCTGTAAGTGTTGCTAAAAATCCTGCTTTGGTTAACCATTGTGGTGTCGCCATTAAATTCTTCCTACTACAACTTCGATAACACCTACTGTTTGGCTGTCATAATTTTCAAGCGCCTTGCCAATTACAGATCCTAATGCAGGATTCTTTTCTGCTGTAGCAACGCCTGGTGCACCGCTGGATACCAACATGTCACCTTTCTTAATCTTGCCTACAACTTTACACGGCACACGACCTACAAGAGCAATGTAAATACCACCGTCTTGCTCACTGTTCATCATGTAGGCAGGATTTGTAGAAACAACACCAGCAATTCTTCTGTCCATAAAATCTCTAGCAGCAGTAACTTCTTTATCGCCGCCGAATATCATAACAGTACCAGGTGCATGGTGTGCATCGGGCATGTATTTTTCTGCCAAGTCAGCGTATTGTGCCTGTACAGCAGTTCCGCCAAATACGCCGCCTGCATCTCTAAATACAATGGTGTTAGCGGCATTTGTACTTGTTGCGTTAGAAGTAACGGTAAATGTTTGACCTTCACCAGAAGTACTTCCACTTATACCAAATCCGCTAGTAGCACCTGTGGCTACATAATCACCTGTGGTGTCAGTTCCTAGTCCAACACTGTTAGCAGCAATAGTTAACGCGGTACTGACACTAGCACTTCCGTCTAATGAGAATGAACCAGTTACATCGCCTGTAAATGATATTGTTCTAGCAGTATCAAATGCTAACGCTCTTGATGCAGTACCAACAAAGTTATTAGCATAGATGTTAGTATATGCCTTGCTAGTATCACCTATTCTATATGTGCCGTTAGTTCTCGGTTCTAGGATCTGTGTAACCAATGTACCCACCATCATGTCACCACTGGTGTTTACGTAGTTAACATTACCCCATTCTTTAGTAACAGCATCTTGCGGATTAACTGGGTCTCCCATGTTAGTAACACGGTAAGTTCCCATCTTGATATTTGCTTTCATATCAAGAACGCCACCTAGATCTAAGAAACCGCTGCCTAGCAGCTGAACACCTGCTACTGTATTATTTTTATTAAGTCCTAATCGATTATTAACATAGCTCTGGATAGCACGTTCTGTTGGAACAGCATTGTTACTGTTTCCGCCCATAGTACCATCTACTGAGAATTTCTGTATCAGTGTTTGACCACGTTTAAAGCTAATACCGTCAACATTGGTCAACGCTACCGGCGCACTAATACTTACAGTACCACGTCCTTGATCAACACTAAAGAATTCTCCAACTCTAAAATTACCATCTTGGTCAGTGGTTGCATAATAAACACGACCTTTACCAACCTGTTGTACTTCTAAAGCACTGTCTACTGGATTATTTGGAGGACCGTACAAATCATTTGGATATTTACTATCGGCATAACCACCTGTACCAACGTTTAAGAAATCGTGTCCTGTAACACGCATAGTTGATATTCTTGAAGTTACTTGACCTGATTGATTGGCGGTGATACCGGCCTTTAACTCAGTTTGAAGAATGTCATTTGATATAGAGCCGCCGTCACTTAGACGTTCGACAGTTAGTTCTCCCCAGTCATTGTTAGTGGTTAATGCATTGCTATAACCTGTAATTTTATACATTACACCTTCATGACCAAATGTATAGTACCATCCGTTACTAAGTCCCGATGATATTCTAGCTTGACTTGTAACATCTAAATCAACAATTTTAATTTTTGTAGCACCTGTTACACCAACTGGGTAAGCTGTAGCTGTGGCCGCGCCCGAAGCAAAAGTAATATTACGAACACTGGTTCCTGAATATCCAGAACCCTGATTACTTAATACCACATGAGTTATAACACCGGAACTGTTGGTAACACCATATCCTACTGCCTGTGTACCAGAGAATGTTAAACCAACACCACTGGTCCATGTCCATGCTTTGTTAACTCTAACTACTGTTTTAGCTGAGTTAACCCAAGTAACGTAAGTTGGAACTCCATTAGGATCACCGCCACCTGATGTTAATGTAACTCTACTACCCGGCATAATTGTATTATAACCAGCACTTAGATATATAAGATCAGTATTTGCTACAGTTACTGAAACAGTACCTGTACCAGCAGTGCTTGGTGCAGGAATAACAGCAGCCACAGTCGAACTTGGAGTATAACCACTGCCACCGCTGGTAACTGTGATATTTCCCAAGCCTTGTCTAAATTGTTCATTTTCAGTGTACGGACTTATGATGATATAATTGTAAGGGCTATCACCTTCTGCAAGAGCAGTATCTGCACCAAGATCACTATAACTTAAAATACGATAAACGTATGTAGGATCTTCAGTGTACGTTAATACTGTACTAGGACGAGATAGTGTAGATGCATTAAGATCCAATAGTGTTTGATTAAAATATGTTCTAATTGTAACAGGTAGCCCATCTTCGACAGCAGCGACTAGGCCACTACCGGCACCGTCGTCAATAGATAAACTATAAACACTGCTATCAGATTCGTCTTGTTGTGCTGATCTAATAAGATATATTTGAACAGTACCGCTGTGATTAACTTCAATTTGGCTCTGTGCAGTTGGAGGATATGTCAGCCCATCTACGTACAATGTAAAATCATTTATAAAATTAGTGTAAGTTCCTATTGCATTTACAGTAGCTATCTGACTCATAGGAAATTTATTTCTAATACTAATAGGCACTTCTAAAGGATCGCTTCCTTCAGCCTTTAAGCCATTTAGACCATTTGATGTAGAGCCGGCAATACTACGACATTGAGCACCATTAAGAGCGTAGTACGCACTATAACAATAGTATGTAAACATACTAACGTTTTCAACAAGTCCTCCATTAGTACAGAAAATTCCGTAGCCAAGGTCGTTGATTTGTGTAAAGTCGTTGGCCAACATACTTCGATTACCGGCAGTTATCAGCGTAATGTCTGATGGTAAAGGATTATCGCCAGTGACATTAAAACCTGGTTTAACATTTAGAGTATAAGTAAGACCTGTACCAAAGGTTACGGGAGGGTCAGACAAATATCCGCCACCTCCGTTGTTAATTGTTATTCCTGTTATTTTACCAAATCCGTCGACGGTTGAAACAACACCTGTTGCTGTACTAACAGGTCCTGATGGAAAGTTAATTGCTGTACCTACTGCATAGCCTAGGCCACCGTCAATAATTGTATAAGCGGTAACTGACCCTGTTGAACTTAGTGTCCAACTTAGTCTTGCACCACCAATAACAATAGTAGGTGCTCCTATTGATATATTGGTATATGTTCCGTTAGTATATCCTGAACCTGGGAATAAAACATTAAGAGATGTAACAGTACCTAAATGATTAATCACAGCAGTACCTGTAGAAGTTAACCCTCCGCTTTGTGTTGGAGCACTAAATCTAACAGCAACAGTTTGAGTGGAGCCTGTCATAAATCCAGTGGCACTGATTGCAGAAACGTTGGCAATACCTCCCGGACGTAATGGATTAATATTTAAACCACCAGTACCATTAGTGCCGTCCCATTCACTGATAAAACTAACTTCGTAGGTAATTCCTTTGTTTACAAAGAAGCAAGGTGTTTGTGGTCTAATGTATCCTTCGCCTGGGATAATAGACGGACGCCCCATACTACCAGTGGTAATAGCACTGATTTTAGTAGGATATCCCTGTGTACTAGTTGTAATGTATGCAGGTATAACTTTAGTATTTCCTGCAAATCCGTCAATAAACATACCACCACTAAATACCTGTCTGTTATAACTCTTTGAAAAACTCGAACAGGTTTGTGTATACGGCGATTTAGCCAAGATTTGACCATCTGGATCTAAAACTTTCATAAATCCACCATGGCCCTGGGCACTAACGTAACGATTTAATGTGGCGTCATTCATCAATAAAACGTCCATTTGGTCGTTATATTTTGGAGGATTAAAGTCCGGGTCGTTGTTAACAATTCTATAACAAGCTCTTGTTAGATCATAAAGCACGTTGCCTGCAACAAGTTCAGTAGTTAATGTTAGATCATATACTTGAGTCTCGCTAGATCTAATAGGAGCAACTGCAATATTATTAATGATAGACTGCCCGATTTGATTTATGTAACCAATTGCGGCCACAACCTCAGTAGTCTGTCCTACAGGTACATCATAACTATCACCTGCATTGATTGTTCGATTATTGCCACCTGCACGTAGATCATACACTACTGAGTCAATAACAAAATCTAAATCAGTGTCATACTTAACGGTGTCAAATACTGTAGATATGTATGTTGCTGTAAGATATGCTATACATTCTGCTTTAATAAATTCTTTATTTGATTCGAGTAAAATAGCAGCATTGTTAATACCACCGTAATTTGTAATTGTGGTTAGGGTATCAACAGGTCTTAGAGGATCTCTAACATAATGATATGCATAGTTTACAGGATTATATAAATGCCAATCGGCACTGGCAATAACAGCGCCTGCTGAATAATTACCTACTTCTTTTCTGTATTCGCTGTTTTGGGCCAGTGCAACTGAGAATGTAGGACCATTTACAGCTTTAACTTCACCAATAGCATTGACAGAGCCACTAGTCTGAAACACTTTGCCGATCCATGCACTTGGTGCAGTACCTATAGCAAGAGTAATAGTTACAACACCGGTTATACTATTATTATTTACAGCATCAATAGTAATAGAACTACCAGCACTATTATAATCTGTTGCGGTATTTATAGGAGCAGTGATGATGCCGTCGGTCTGTGTATCTCTAAAGAAATATGTATTTGCCCACTTTGACGAACTAATACTAGGCAAACGAGTACCAACTAACGGAGCTGGTTTAATAATACTACGTCTAAATTCATCTCCGCGTAAAGATACGTTTTCGGAAACTTTAATTGGATATTGATCGTCGTGCTCGCCAGATTCGATCATAATCGAACATTGATTTTTGTTTTGTCGTTGACCCCATTGTAATTCTTCACCTAGTTCGTAGTCAGCAGTAAACACATGCCATTTGTCAAAGTCAATGGTGTCGTCTGTAGGAGGTAGTTGACCGTTACTAAAATCAACGGTAATAGTATCGACTACATTTAATGATGCATCATAGGTGGTATTAATAGCAGCGATAGTACCATAACCAATAACATTGTAACTAGCATCTGAAATAAGGAATTTATAACCAATCCAGAAATCAGGAATGTCAATAGTTTCTCCAACACCAAATGTAAATTCAACACTAGTATCTAAGATGTTGTCGGGAGTGGCAGTTATTCTGTAGGGTTTGGCGTAGTCATATGGACTAATATCGTAATACTCGTAGCCGTTTATTGGATCTAATACAATTGATTCAATTAGTCCAACTGCTTCGCTACGTGCTCCAATTAAATAATTTCCTGGAAAAATACTACGATTGATAAAAGGATCAGTTCCGATATTAATAGAACTAGCATCTAAGCTAACACGCAACTGTATACCGAACGAGCTTGCCGGCAATACAGAACTTGTTGTGATTGATGTTACAGTTGATCTATAAAGACCTTCGGCATGTGTAATAGTCTTTTGATAAGGACCTAAAACAACCTCACTGGCATCAATAAATTGTTGTGCCGCCCGTGCAGCTCTATTAACTGTTTTAAACGCATAGGCAAAATTTCTACCTCTCTTGTAGGTAGGAATATTAAATCTGTTATCGTCGCCGTCCATTGAAACATAAAAGTTTGTTCGACTAGCAAAGCCGCTGGTTTCGACTAAGTCATCAACATAGGTCTTGTTTACAAGGTGTGTAGGCTCAACAGGAACTGACGATAATTCAATATTATCACGTAGTACACTCTTTTGATTATAAGGAATTTCAAAACTACTTGTGGTGTCATACTCTGTAACACCGTCTCTATTTAGAAAGTTTTCGTAGACCCATTTTCTACTAACAGCATCACCATCAAACACTGGTGGTGGCATATTAATTACATTATAAAGATCTCGGGCATCCAAATCACCGCCTAGTTGTGGACTTGTGTCTGATACTAGCTTACTTGATGTATTAATAATTCTAATTTCAGTTGAACTTGATACAGTGTCAATGCTCATACCTGTACCAGCAACTAGGATTTTATTAACAAATTTTGTACCTAAAGCATTAACCTGCATAATAGCATTTGGTGTTAATGAGCCCGGTGCTTCTTTTAATCTTAAAAAGCTGAATCCTGCACCGTAGCCTAATAGCGTGTAGATGTCGTTAAAGTTGGAATTTACTTTCTGAAAAGCAACATATACGCTGTCGCCTGTGCCGTCATTTGGTTGACTTCCGATGTTAATAAGTTGTTGAGTAGCCATGTTTTCCTCTGTACTATACCATATTTATTATGGTAAAAATCTGCCAAATTTTTGCAGGTAGTATTCTAACAAGTATTTATTTTAAGTTAGTCAAAGCACGTAGAATGTTTTTTTGCCACCCCATTAACATAGCATTAAATAAAGGGTATTCATACTTACTTGCAAGGAGATTAAAATGGGATATATTTTATTAATGGTTGTCGCAGTAGCAGTAATCTACATGGTTTTTAGAGAAAAGAAACCAACGGACTCTGTTGATGGCAATAAAGAATGGCCTTTTGGCAATAAGGTCGCTGATGGAAAGATCCATGTTAAAACTAGTGATGTTACTTCTACAGCAGCAGAGGCTGTAACCACAGTGGTAGAGAACAAGGTTGACCCAGTTGCGGTTGCACTTGATCTAGAACCAATGGAAATCAGCGGCGCTACAACTGCTAAGAAGCCACGTAAACCACGTGAGCCTAAAGTGGCAGTTAAAGAGCCGGCAGCAAAGAAAACTGCTAAAAAGGCAAAATAATAAAAGGGCTTTTAAGCCCTTTTTAATTGGAATATTAAATGTTCGAGCTTACTATGCCAGCGAGTTTCGATGGCAGCAAACCCCGGACCCGTCCATATAGCACGACCACAATAAGCATATTGTAACCAAATAATTTTTTTACTTATGTCACATCTGTGAGGCAATACAGCAAATTTCATTGACCATTGAGATCGATTATAAAATGCTTGGTCCGCTTCTTCCGCACTTTGAGTCGAGTATCCTAGACTAGATCTGTGGTCGTTGTAGTTGCTGCCAAACATTATTTTGATTGTTCGTAAAGTGCAAAACTAGCAAGATTCTTAGCCTTGCTTTCGCACATAATGTCTGCCCATTCTCTATGAGTCAATGCCCACTGGTTAACGGACTCATTCCAATAGAAGTTACTATGTGCTCTGAGCTTGGATTTTTTGTAGCCTTCTACAAGCAAAGACTCCAAAACAGGGCGACTTCTAGGGTCATGATCGACAAGTACATCTTCACGGCTAACACTGTAATGTATAACAGGACGGACACCGCGCCAGCTATCAATAACCCTTTTAATACGATCATCGTTGGCTTCAATATATTCTCCTGTGTTGATCCAATGGTGATGGATGTCTAACACCAAAGCAAGATCTTTTTCAAGTTCTAAACTAGAGTCAAGTCCCCAAGAAATCTCGTCATTCTCGATAGTAATACAGTTTCGTGCTTCGGGCGATAATTTCTTAAGTGCGGCCTTAATCCCAGCAGGGCCTTGTTTACCGGAGATATGTACATTAATCTTAAAGTCTTGAAATGTCTTGCCATAGCCCATCCACCGAGCCATGTCGGTATGGTACTCAAATTCTTCAATACTACGTTCTACAATTCCGGGATTCTCGCTAGCCAGTACGGTAAATTGACCCGGATGCATACTAAGACGCACATTTTGTTCACGTGCAATACGACCTATTTCAGCAAAGTGAAGCTCGCAATAACTTCTAACACTGGGTTGCGTCCAAAAATAACTATAATCGCACTGAGTATACACAGGCAAAATATCGCTGCTAATCCTAACCATTCGGAGATTGTCATCAAGTGTGCCTACTCTTTCTACAAGTTTACGGGTTGATTCAATGTTTTGGACCATTAAGTCCCAGAGTTTTTGTTCTGCTACTTCTCGAGTCTGCCGCTTTAGCCAAGCAACAGTGGTGCTACCAGTGTTATATTGTTTACAGTCATCTTTCTGTGTAATACCGTTAATTTGGCTAGGACCGTCAATCCACTTACAGGCAAAACCAATACGTTTGATCATTTTTTAGCTTTCTGTAAAATCCACGAACCATCTTTGCTATCAATCCATTCCAGTGTGTCACCTTCGACCCAACCTGTTTGTTTAAGGAAGTCTTCGGGAAAAGGTAGAATAAGATCACCATTGTCTGGGTCCTCTTCTAAAGTAATTGTCCACGTACTGGTATTTTGCTTCATAACTTATTTTACATGATTTTTCTAAAATAGTCAATGGTTTTTTCCAAACCTTCTTCAAGCTCAATTTTTGGTTCCCACTTTAACATACCTTTGGCTTCATTAATATTTGGTCTACGTTGTTTTGGATCATCTTTAGGTAACGGCATTTGAAGTATTGTGCTTTTAGATCCGGTTAGTTCGATTACCTTTTCTGCTAATTCAAAAATAGTAAACTCGCCGGGATTGCCCAAATTCACTGGCCCGATGTATTCGTCATCTGCATGATTCATCATGGCCATCATTCCGTTGATTAGATCATCCACATAACAGAAACTACGAGTCTGTTGCCCACTGCCGTAAACTGTAATGTTTTTGCCTTGTAATGCCTGTACAATAAAGTTACTAACAACTCTGCCGTCGCCATTTGCTAGTCTAGGACCGTAGGTATTAAAGATACGTACAATCTTAGCTCTAACATTGTGGACGCGATAGTAGTCCATGAATAGAGTTTCTGCGGCACGTTTGCCTTCATCGTAGCAACTGCGTATGCCAATTGGATTTACGTTACCCCAGTAATCTTCAGTTTGTGGATGCACAATAGGATCACCATAAATTTCACTAGTACTAGCCTGTAAAATTTTTGCACCAGTACGTTTGGCCAGTCCTAATAGGTTATAAGCACCTAGCACACTAGTTTTCATTGTTTGAATAGGATCATACTGATAGTGGAATGGACTAGCAGGACAGGCTAAGTTATAAATTTCATCCACTTCGACGTACAGTGGAAAACAAACATCTTGACGTAGCACTTCAAAATTTGGATTAGGTAGTAGATGTTCGATGTTCTTTTTACTGCCTGTAAAATAATTATCTACACAAAGAACATGATGTCCTTCTGCAACTAATCTATCGCAGAGGTGGCTACCTAAAAAACCAGCACCGCCGGTTACTAATATTTTCTTAATCATTGTTTTCCTTTTTGGGTTCTACTATCCCGTATTGATTATACAGCCAATGTATAAATGTTTCAAGGTCTTTACTTGGGTACGGATATGCTCGATAGGCTATGGTCACACGTTCTAACCAATCCTTGTCAGTCATGTTCATGCAAACAGATCCTCATTCCATTCACGGTGACCTTCACGGAACGCCATGTTACTTTGTGTCTCACGCACTTCTACTCTGTAGCACCAAAGTCTTTCTGCTTCACCAGGCCCCCACATTTCTGGAATATACACCCCATTAACATATTTGTAGAGCATGTCGCTAAGGCCTTCGCAACCTAATTTGGGTAGAACAACTATCTTAGCCATTTTCTTTTCTTGTAGCAGTTGATATGTTTCCATTTCTGGATCATCAGCGGCTACAATAAGTGTATGATCAAATTGGTCTTCTAGTGTTTTCTTTAACTCTTTTAATCCGCCGTAGTCTGCCGACCAGTTACGAACATCTAAGTCATTGGTTCCAAAAAAGAACTTCATTGAAAAACTATATCCGTGAATTAGGTTACAGTGACTATCAGCTCGCCATTGTCGATATGCACAGGGAAATGCATCGTGGTATTCTTTAGTGCTGGTGTACTTGTATAGTACTGGTTGAAGATTTGCCATCTCTAGTCTCCTTTAATAAAAGTAGCAAGTTTGACGACATGCAGAATATTTAAAGTGGGATGAATGACGTAAAAGACCACTGTGTCTTATAGTATAAGACACATATTTACTATTGTCAAGTGATTAAGGACTGATTTGTCCAAATGTCTTCCAGGTACCCGGAGTTCCGCTTCTTACGCAGACCCAACCAACGTAGCCTGTAGGCAACGGACTATTGTTCCAAACTATGTCACCTTGAACATAAGTACCTTGTGTTGGTGGTTCAATTCCTCGAGCATGTAACTTACCAGCTACACGCATATTACCACCAACTTCGAAATCTTCTGTAGGATTCTTAACATTAACAGACAACTTACCGTATGCACGGATAACTGTACTATCACGAAGTTCTTGTCCTAGAGTAATATGACCTTGTTCACTTACGCTAATTCGAACTTGGTCGTCTGTGATTAAATCTAAAGGTTTGGTATTAAAAGTACCAATTCGACCTCTAGAGTTTTTATCAACATCGATAACTATTTCTACATTATTAGGATAATCGTAGACTGTGAATAATGCAGTGGGTTGGTCCTGTCCTAGGCTGAAACGATTGTTACTAGGATCAAACCAAACATGATCATTCCAATTTACACGACCACTAACATTTAATTCTCTTAACGTGCCTAGAGTTTTTAAATTAGAATTTACAATGCTACTACCTAGAGATTCTAAATTTAGAACACTAGTTCCGCCAATCATAAAATCTCTACCCTGTGCAATTTCAAAACTTTCTGTACTAAAGAAACGGTCCGGTCCAGCCATTAGTACCAATTGTTTATTGTATGGCTCTCCAGGCCAAAGAAGACCTGTACCTATGTTAGTTCCAGATTCGCCTAGAGCAAATTCTAGATATTGTTTTTCGTATACTTGATTGGTAATTAATTCTGTAGTACGAACAAAGCCAGCATCTAATACACCGTAAATTTTAACATTACCGCGGATAGTGGTATCGCCTTCTACAGTCTTTACACTGATAGATTTGACAGTAATTTTGTCATCTTCAACTAACAGTGTTTGTTTGGTGCTGGAATCTTTAATACCAGTGCTGGCAAAATTGGTAATTGTGCCGCCGTCGATCAAATCTCCACTTAGATCGTTTTCATTAAGCAGTAAGCTACCGCGTGGAATATCTTGTAAGTTACCTGCATCAAATGTTTTTACCATGGTTTTGTTCCGTAAATGAGAAGCCCTTGTGTGCTTTTCTTATATTTAGCACACAAGGGCGTCTACGATGCAGGAACAATTATTCGGGTCGTTTATCTACAATTTGATCAATTAATCCGTATTCAAGTGCTTCTGTAGCATCCATAAAGAAATCACGTTCCATATCAGCACTTAATTGTTCAAAAGTTTTACCTTTACTGTTGTGATTTACATAGATCTGAGTCAATTCACGCTTCATTTTCAGTATCTCTTTGACCTGAATTTCCATGTCTGTAGCCTGTCCGCGAGCACCACCGCTGGGTTGATGAATCATATGTCGGGCATAGGGCAACATATAGCGTTTACCCTTAGTACCGGCTTGTGCCAGTAAACTGCCCATTGAGCAGGCCTGACCCATAACATAAGTGCAGATATCTGGTTTGATAAACTGCATGGTATCATAAATGCTCATACCTGCGGTTACAACACCGCCTGGGCTGTTAATATAAAAATGAATGTCTTTTTCACTGTCTTGACTCTCCAAATGTAGCAACTGTGCTACAATTAGGTTGGCAGAATGGTCATCGACACCACCATTAAGAAACACAATACGTTCATTGAGCAATCGACTGAAAATGTCGAAGGCACGTTCACCTGTACTTGTTTTTTCAATTACCATTGGTACTAACATTTTTTTCCTTTTTAAGTTTTAATTCTTTCGGGTATTTTACTATCTTTAATAGTTTTCAGTAAAATACGATTGCGTTCGTCTTGTTCTTTGCGAGCACGTTTCTTTTCATCGCTTAGTCGTAGCATCATATCGTATTCACGGGCCCATCGTACACCGTGTAGCCAAGTTTCCAACCCTTCTAAGGTACCAACAAACAATTCAGCATCGCGACTGTAAATAGGCAAGCTATCGGCATCCTTTGGTACAAGACTGAGGCTTTGTTCTTGACGTTCCCAATCTCCGTGTTTGGGCTGTTTAAATTTAAATCCGAGTTTATCAACTTCGACTTCAAGTCTACGAACTCTTTGAATTGTGTTCCAACCAGCCATTATGATCTTTCTAAAAGTTAATGTTAAATTATTTTAACATTGTTTATGGCATCTTGTCAACTTATATGAGTAAATTATTAATAACATCTATAGCCGTACGTACTAGGTCTACATCTATTCTCATTCTTTGAGAAATTTCTAAAGGGTTAAGACCACGTTCTAATAATTCTCTAACTTGGTTTATTATGGTAACTTTCATGATAGCACCTTTATACTATATAACGTTATAGCCCTGGCATTGGACTAATACATTTGTCCATTCACACTCTGTTCTGGACGATTTACATTGACCTTAGCCTGTACACAAGTACCTTCAATAGTTCCAATTTTTGCTCGACTTTTTTTGGCTATTTTGATTATCTGTTCTCGCTGTTCTATTACAACCTGTTGACATTCTGCTTCGGATAAAAAATACCAATCCTTTTGCATAAACTCACAATTGGCATTCAAACACACCCATAATACAGGTATAAAAATCATATAATTTCCTTAACTAAACACAAACATCCAAGACAAAACTAAAATATCTAACATTAGTAAAGTCATGATTACAATCAATGCATCTAGTATAAAGACACCAGGGGGCTTCGGAATATGATGTTTTGTCCGACCACGTCCTAGAGGTTTTACTGTGGCTGCACCTAAATGCAAATCTTTAGCTGGTATAACCATGTTTAGCTCGGGTGCAGGTATTGGCTCGTCAGGCATGTCCGGTAAATCAAGGTTATCTAAATCGTCAACCGGCTTGTTCATTTGAATACCTTCAAAATCATAATGTCTGCGTTCATACGTCCATTAAGCATAGTCTCGGTGGCTTTGATCTTTTGGAACCAAGTTTCAATACGCTTCTGAGTATTTTGTTCTTTGAATTCTTTTAACTGTACATCTGGTTTACGCAGAGTCTTTTGGAAACTCTTTTCAGTAAAGTCAATGATACTGGTACCTTTAACATTTAAACCAGCACTGGTTTTACTAATGTAGACACCAATTTTACGAGTCTTGCTGTTGTAAACTACAGCACCCTGTGCGCCAATTAAACCAGCGGCAGGCACAGACACCACACCCAATTTATCGTCAATAGTTTTGAACTTCAACTTCTTAACCAATTCCTCTGCAGGTTTAGCCTTCTTAGCACGTGGCTTCTTAAGTACTTTAGCTTCCTGCGTAATCTGCTCACAAGCAGCCATAATACTTTCGTAGAAGTCAATTAATTTTTTGACATTCTTGCGAGGTTGATGTTTGTAACCTTCACGTAGTTGTTCGTCGGCATTGCCGCTAGCAAGCTCATGAAGTTCGTCCATACTACGTTGATAGAAGCTCTTAATATAACGAGCCTGTGCGGCTTTGGCACCTTTACCACGCAACAGACTGACCATTTTAAATGCCTTTGGATCAAATGCTTCTGCATCAATAATCCAGTTATCAATAGCCAAATCAATTTCTTCAGTCATCTGTCCTGCTTGCTCACGGATACGATCTTGAATGTTATAGACCTGTGCAGGAGTTTTAATAACTTTGGTTTCTTTTTCTTCAGCAACTTCATCGTTCTTGCCTTGTGCAGTAACATCGGAAATTTCTTTGCGTAACCAATCTGCAGAGTTACGTCCTTTATTAAATCCAGGATGGGATTCAGGCATACCTTTGATTAAGCAGGCTGCAATAGCACCCATGGTCAAACCGCAACGGCTATCGGCAGTTTGTTTAAATGATTGGATATCGTTTTTATTGTAACCGTTACGGCCCATCCAATCAATAACTTTGGGCTTGAGTTCTTTACCGCTGGATTCCAAACGGTAGTATTTTAATGCTTCGCGAAAGTATGCAGTAAACTTCTCGCCGTCCCAGGATTCTGCACCATCCCATTTTGGACTATAGTCACGCTTTTGATTATTTCTTGCTGTTGTTAGTGCTTTAGTGGCCATTATTGCTCCAATGTGCTGTTTCTATGTATTAATTATACAGCTTTTTTGGACTGTTGTCAAGAGTCGGTTTTACCAATTTACTCATTATCGGGCCATTCTATAGGAACCCAACCCAATTTTTTCAAATCTTCTCGGATTTCGTCAGTGACTGTGCCTTCTGGAACGTAACCAGTGCTAGCTGCCCATTCTTTGGGATCGGTATCGTAATCTGATAGTCCGCCCATTCCACTGCAATACCAATCTATATAATCGCCTTTGACCTGCATATCGGCAATGATACCACCGCTGTGGCGCCAACTGCAACTCCACCGTTCCTCTTTAAGGATAGGCATTACATCTAATTTTTGGAACTGCATGTTACACATGGCCGCATAGAGATTTTGGGCATACTTATCGCTGTTGCGAACTTTATCCAACATCCATTGGGTTGTACGTAGATCGTACTCCATGTTGTTTTTCTTCCAATCTTCGGTCAGTTCTTGTGCCATAATTTCTCTGTACCATTTATTATATACATCAATTGATTGTTGGGCATCAATTTTACTCTTTTCAGAACTTTCTGGATTAGCCAGTATTTCTAGATGCCTAGTAAGTTGGAAATTTCCACGCTCAGGACTCTTACTAATTTCGGTCATTTACAAGTTTCTAGATATTCATGTAATCGTTTTACTGCTTCGTCAAAATCCACTGCTAGCACTTTGGCTTCTAGTGTCTTTCCGACTATTTCAATATCAAACGGAACAACACCATTGAATCGAAAATCTTCAGGCAATTCTGTAACTACTATAAATTCGCTTAAATTTTTTGCTCTAAAAATTAAATTGTTTGCTTTTTCTACTGAGTTCATTGTTCCTCCAAACTTAGTGGACCGTGAAACCAGGTTTCTGTATCAGTTTGACTCCATCCTTCACTTTCCCAAGCATCGTATGCATCTTCGTCCCAAAGTTCGTCCATGCGTTCACGTTCTTCGTCATCCATGTCTTTAGGATATTCTACCTCGGCCCAGCAACCGTCATCTAAACTATCAAGTTCGAAATCATAGCCACTATCAAATACACTAAGACCTTCTGGATTTTCTAAATTGATATCAGGCTTCTCATCGCTTTCGCAATAGACTTTGCCCCAACGAAAACCTGTTTTGCGTTTGATAGTTTTGCCGTCTTTGGTCCAAAACTCAATTTCTTCAACGCTTTTCTTTTCAATAGTTGTAAGAACCCATGTTGCCATGATTTACTCCTTAGTTGTCCAATTCCATCGAGGTCCACTCTTTGACCACTGCCATCATTTCTTCTTCAGTGCCGCAGAGAATCTTTGCAGTTTTCCAATCGTTCTCACTATCACGGCCGCCGACTTCTACCATGAAGCCATTGTCGTAACGATTAACTGTAATTGATTCGTTTACTTTTGCTAGTTTCTTTAATTTTACCATTTGCTTTCTCCTTTAAATTCTATCACTTAATAATATCCTGCACATAAATGCATCACGCTTGTCTTTGAACGTGAAGGTCATAAAGTCAGTACTTGGGGTATAAACAAACCTGTGTCCAGGTAATCCAAATACCCCTAGTACCATAGCACAGGTTTCGTTCCACCATTGGTCTCCCCGACTAGGAGTCCAATCTACAATAACTTCGTTGTCGCTGGGGCTCATGTCCATAAACTATTGCGAACTTTGATAAGACGGATCATCATAGCTTCATCTTCTTTAGCGTAATCTGCTTCTATTTTTTGCAATAGTTTATGTGCTTTATTGCTCATCTTTTTAAGTTCGGGAGTTTTATCAGCATTTAAACTGCCCCAAAGACTTCCGCCGTTGGCCTCGCGACTAGCATCGCAATAAGCACTCCAGCCACTTGCGTCATGTGGGTCTGGACGATTACGATAGGTAACAGTCCACCATGTGTACAAGTCTAAAATTTCCTGTGCCCCAATTGCCTGCGGTGTTGGCTTTCCGTATTTAGGATCATCAGCACCAATCCATTCGTCATCATATTTGAGATTACGTTGCCATTCTAGGTTATCAAGACCTGCTTGCGGGCAACGCCATGTGCGTATACGCCACCAGCCCGCAGCCCACCAAGGCATATTATACTTGGCACGTTTTTCTTCGCCTTCCCAAACTAGGTGCCACCATGCAAGTTCGATTTCAACAAAGTCCACAAGCTCATTAAACAAGCATGGCAAAAACCTATTGCCCACGTCACTCCAACTACCGGGACTGATATCGCGAGGGTGGGCAGTAAGAGCATGAGACTTAGTAATCCACCGATTGTTGACATAATATTTGATATCATAAAGTTTCCTTACAGGCCAAGTTACAAAGTCTTGTAGATGTCCGAGACCTTCTTCAGCAATCCACCAACGGATAGGAAAGTCTCGTTTGGCACGAGTTTCCCATTCCTGCCATTGCTCGCTAGTACCTACTTTGAGTTTAGTAGTACCGCGAATCCAATCTGCAAATTTACTGCAACTCCAATAGTGTGTATGCTGTGCCATGTTATCTCCTATGTACTTATTATACAGTTAAATCTTAACTTTGTCAAATCTCAAATAATACTCACTGAGCTTTTTCTTTTCCAATTCGGCAATGATAACAAATTGCCATCCCCAACTAACGGCATCAACGTTTTTTTGCCAAATTGGTGTTTCGATAGCATGTTCTAATATAAATTTGCCCGCATCGCTATCTTGCCATTCACTCAAAGGCTGAGCTGCATACAAGTCTGGATCTTCTACGTCGCCCATTCGAAATGTATGAACAACTACTTTATGTATTTCTTTTACTATGCGTTGACCATCTTCGTCAACGTATTCGTATCTTACCTTCCCCATACCAAATAATATACCGTTAAAAATTTTTCAGCATCTCGTTTATATTTGAATGTCCAAATATTCCATGCTTGTCTTGAGCAATTTTCCTGCCCTTCTAATTTTTCAGTTATCCATTTAACCTGTTCATCTAAGCCGGAACTAGGGTAATAATTACCTGCATCGTCTTGTGATGAATAATCTTCAAAGACGGTCAAGTTCCATTTCTTACTCTTGGATTTTACAATTACCGCGTTAATCTTAACTTGATGCGACTTAGCCCAACCTGTCATTACCTGTTCAAGAGTTGATGTTGTCATTCTTTTTACGCTTTGTAAATGTTCGTTTTTTGCTGGGATGTTTTCCTGCAGGACGGGGGTTTAAATTAAAAGGTTGATGCTTTTCACGTTCTGCACGTTCCAAGGCAGCGTGTATTTGTTCCGGAGTTGGGTCGTCAATAGAGCCCATACCATCATGTCCGTCACTGTCAAAATTGTCATTGTATAGTACAGGATCTATTGTGCCGTCAGGTAATGTAATGCCAATCTTTTTCAGCATACGTTTTGCCTGAGAAACTTTTTCTTTGTGATACCTGAATAAATTAATAGGACCTTGAGCATCTGGACTAATTTGATCAAAGTCTCGTACTTCATAAACATCATCAATACCAGTTTTAATTTCTACAACGTATAGTTCGTGACCAAGACGATGATTTTCTTTTAAATGGTCTAAGGTAATAATTTCAACTACACGACCTTCAGTAAGTGTCCGTTCACCGATGTGAATCCAAACTTTGTCTTTTATGTTATATTCTTTTTTCATAATATTAGTAAGGCATAGATAATGCCTATATATGTTAGTTGGTGAAGCATTTGATCAAATCCTAGATGATGCCAAAACTTTTTGTTAGTGATATCTTTCTCGCCGTATCGCATTTTAATAAAGTCGATATGATAGTGAATTACAAAGTCAACAAATGCTAGTATTATTGCCCATTCGATAGGAGTAAACAGCATCAGTATAACTACGCTGGCAAATCCGTGCCATAGACTGTGCTCAAGTCCGTCATTGTGTCCGTAATGACCTTTATATTTGATCATATCGTCAGTTTGATAAACAAAGTCAATTAACCAATGTTTAATCTGTAGCAGGACCAGTAGTATCAGTATTTCAATCATAGACTTTTATAAAGATCGCTAGAATACCAGCGAATAGCATCTTTGACTATTGACCGGGAATCGCTCATCTTCGGCTCCCATCCTAACACTGTTTTGGCTTTGGTAATATCTGCATAGTTGATAGGAATGTCACCGGGCCTGCGTGATCCAATTTTGATCAACAGTGCTTCGTCCATTTGATCTTGATATTCGTTGACTATTTCTAATACACTTTTACCGGCCCCTGCACCAATATTAAATTGGTCAGTTTTGCCATCTGCTTCAAGATATTTCAAAGCATTAACATGTGCGGCTGCAATATCCCAGACATGAGTAAAGTCACGAACAGCACTGCCGTCTGGAGTAGTATAGTCAACACCATTAATTGTGAAGTCATTACCGGTATCATATGCTTTTTGTATACTAGGAATAAGATGAGTGGGACGTTCTCTAAATTCACCCAATGTGCCGTCTGGCCAAGCACCACTGGCATTAAAATATCTCAAACTAACTGATTTGATTCCGTAGGCAATTTCTGCATCACGTAGCATATATTCTGCAGTCAGTTTACTAGCACCATAACTGGTTGCAGGATTTTTTGAGTAATGCTCTTTAGTAGGCAGTTGACTAGGATCAATTTCACCATATACACTGGAAGTAGATGAAAATATAATTTTTCCAATACCTTCCCAATTAGCAAATTGTATAATCTGCCTTGTTCCATTAATGTTGTTATCGTAATAAGTTAGCGGATGAGTTACACTAGGGCCCACTTCTGAACTAGCGGCTAAATGTATAATAGCTGAAATTCTATGTTTAAGAGCAATAGCATTTAGTATGTTAGCATCCCGAATATCGCCTTGATACGCACGACATTCTGGATGTGCCCATAATCTGCTATCGGCACGGAGGTCAACAACCACAGGCTGATAACCATGTTCAATTAACATTCTGACTACATGGCTACCTACGTAACCACTGCCACCTGTAACTAAAACTTGAGTCAACTTACTTTGGCCTCTTTGGCTTCTAGCAATTCTTTGACGAATTTTAGAGCTTTGCGAGTAGTGTCATAGACATATTCTCGTTCATCATTTTCTTCATCACGAAGTACAATGATGATGCCATTTTCTACTTTACGCAATTCAATACTTTCGAACATGGTTCGCCTTTCGGTTATTTTGGAACACTTAAATTATAGTTAAAGTGGAAGATACCAATGTGTGCAACTTCACGACTTAACTCCTGATCACACCAAACTTCATAACCTGCTTTCTGAGCCTGCTGGCAGAAGAAAATATCTTCACCAATTTCTAGATTTAACTCTGGAATGTACTCTTGCAGATAATGAGGTTGGGGAATTTTTTCATATACTGAACGATGTACCATAACCAAACCGTGCGGTAGTACGTCAATTAACTCCATTGGAGGGCTATCGTCTCTAGTTTCAAACTCTGTAAACTTTCCACTAGTTCCTCTCATACCTGTAAAGTTAGGGTTAGGAAAACGGCGTCTACGATAGTTAGCACCAACAATTGGCTTGTTGCGTTTTAGTAAACGGATTGGAGCATCAATCGGAAACTTCATATCACTATCGACCCAAAAGATGTAATCAAAATCACTCTTCATAAAGATGTCTACTAGATTACGTCGAGCAATAGTGATAACTGATCCAATGTTAAATGCACAGTTGATCTTAATACCGTTGGCGACCATATTAGCAGCCGCCATGGCTAGATGCTGTGCAAATTCTGCATTGACCATTTCCATTGCTGGGACAGCGATCATCACTGAAGGTGATTTGCCCTGTGGCTGTTGTACTTGGGGTGCAGCCGCCGCAGGTTTATTTTGAGCAGGCCGCACATTGAACTTTGGTTTGTTTTTCATAGGTTCCTTTTATTCTATTCTTGTAATTATCTTATTATAGCTATGGATAACAGCGTTCTTGATTATCGTTGAGTCTGTTGTAGAACTTCTGAGGCAGTTTCGTCCAAAGACTTACCTCCAACTCGTCCTTGCAGTTTTACCTGCTTGCTTTGATCGTAAAGGTCTGCCATGGCTTTGACATCTTCTTTAGTGATCTTCAGCATAACAAATGCACGATAGTTATTCAATTCTGGATTGTAGATAACCATTTTCTTTTCAACACCGTAGGTGCGAACAACACTTTCGGCAATCAAATTAACAATTACATCTTGTGCTTGGGAGTTAGCAGAAGGACGATCAACAGGACCACGTTCGTCTAAACGCATAGTAGTACGATTATTCATTTCACCGTTAACACGGTCAGCAATTTTAGCTTTGGCTTTGAGCGTGGCCTTTTTCATAGCCATTTCCATACTAGGGCTCACGTCTTCTGCAACAGCATAATACATACCTTCTCGATCCCAGGGCTTGTACCATGCCTTTTGTTGAGTACCAACATCGTCATGTTCGAGATACCAAGTAGGTACAGTCTTTTTCTCAATATTTTCTGTCTGCACAGTGGTCATTGACGAACAGGCAGTCAGTGCTAGGATAGCAGTAACTAGGGCAATTTTTTTCATTTTGTGGTCTCCTGAATAATAACTTTGGTTTGATCTACAGCACGGTCACCAATTTTAGCAACTCCTGAAAATCCGATAGTAGAGACAGCAATACCAAAAATTGTGCCTATAATAAAGTTTGTCATGTTTTCCTCTCTGTGTATTAAAACTTGTCAACAATGATCCATTTGTCTGGACCGTACCTGCAAACAATACCATTGAACTGTTTGATGTCCTTGCCATTCCAAGCAGTTTCTAAATACCATTTACATTCTTCACCTTTGTGATAAAAGGTAGGCTTTGCTGGATTAAGACGCAGACGTTTTAAATCGTCTAATATTGTTCCAACCTTTGGATTCAATATTGGTCTGTCTTTTTCCTCTGGCTCCTTACAGATCACCACACTAGTATTAGCTATTGTACTTGAATTCAAGCCTGTGAGCAAATTTTTCTTTGCCAAATCTACAGCGGCGGAACAGGCTTTGGCAGGAGTGTAGTCACCATCCCAAATAAATTCACCTCTAGCAGGATACCATTTGTTACTAGTAAACCCTTCTAAGGTCACTGTACATTTTTGTTGGTTCTTACCAAATGGTGTTACTTCTGCTTGAATATTTCGGATATCGGCAACCACACCTATTTCTTTAGAAACAATATGTTCCTTCATAATACATTCTTGAGCAGAAACACTCAGTACTGCTAACGATGTTATTAATGGGATTAATTTTAAGGTCTGCATTGGTAGTAAATTTCTTTAATGTTTACGTCAATTAGATAATCAACTTTACCAGTTACAATATCTTTGTTTTTGCTATGATTTGATGAAAACCCGCCAAATATTGTTTTTTGGTAGAGGGCATCTCGTCGTTCATAGATAGTAGGACGCATGTCTCTTAGATAATTTAATTGCTGTTCTGCAATTGAACAGTCAATCTTAAAACTAGCCAAATCATCATTTTTCATAACAATCCGCTGTGTACTACCGCAACCAACTAGACTAGTTAGTATTAGCACAGGTAGTACGTATTTCCCACATCTTTTGTTTAATTGAATCGATGTTTTCATTGTACAATCTTGGAAATTGATCGGCATAGGCTAGCTGGTCTTCTAACCAAGCAGTAATGCGTTTCTTGTTAAAACAATCCACAGGAATATTTTGCACTTCATATGGGGTGAGTACTCTATAATCGGCTGATGTTGCACAGCCAGTTATAAGAATAAGAAATGATAGACAAAGTGTTTTAATCATGCTATAAGTATACAGCATGATACTGGTTTTGTCAAGACCCGGATTTACCGATTATTTGGAAAGATTGCCCAAATTTTTGTAGACTTTTTTGATTAGTCTTTTGAGTACAGGATGGTTAACATCTTTGGAAAAGGCATTAACATAGGCCCATAAGTTTATGCTGTCGTCAATTGATATTTCTTTGAGTTTGTGCAGCTTTTCTATGACCATTGAATACTCGTGTCTATCCAAAAGTTCGTTTGCTATGTTATAGGCATAGGCGTTGATCTCGTCTAGCGAGCTTAGATAGAAACGATTTTCTTCATCTTGTTCCATTTCTTCCGGAGCATACTCAATTTTTTCAACTTCTAAAAAATCTCTAGCACGATATTGGCTCATATGTATAACTTCATGACTTAGAGTGTCGGCAATTCTTCTGACAATAAGATTAAATGTTTCGTTGTCAATAATCATAACATCCTGCATGGGATTGGTTATGAGATATATTTCAATTGGAATATCTCCACCTTCGTCTAGCCCGCCGTCATAGTAACCATTTAAATCTAAATCATTTTGATCTACCTGACTTGCTTCTGCATGTTTAACATCTACGTTAAATCTTTGACCAATAAAGACTCCGAGGTCTTGTACAAGTTCGTCAACACTGTAAAAATGATCTACAATCTGTGGACGCAATTCTTCTAGGATTTCTAATATTTCTTTTCTAGTAGGAACAACTACTGGCTTATCTAGTTTTGGGCAACAATTAAATCTTTTAATTTTTTTTCTCATTTCTTTAACCAATCAGTTGTTTTATAAGGCTTGCCTATTTCTTTAGCGTTAGGCATGTAGTTAATTATTTTCTTCTTTAATCTTTTAATAACAATGTGATCATGATCATGATCAAATGCACGTAGGTATGATATAAAAGGATTATCGGCTTTCTTTTTATTTGATAGATCTGAACTAAGATATTTGATAATTTTTTTCTGATCATTATGAAATTTATCAAGTAACTGACAAGCAATGTTGAAACTATAAGCATCTATTTCGTCAGGATGTCCTAGATAATTTTGTTCTGATCTTTGTCTGCCTGCTTGGGCTGTACTTAGATATCCGGGGATATCTATAAATCCTCTTCTACGATACTGTCGTGTATGTATAATTTCGTGAAGCAGAGTATCTGCAAAACTAGCACACATTTTTTTAAAATCAGATTTTTGTATTTTGATAGATTTTGCACCTACATTAAAATGTAGGGTTAATGTAATTGCTTTGAGATTTTTTCTATCCGGTCTCCCGTCATACAACCCGCCAATCCAAACACAGTTAGCGTCTGTAGTAGGACCGTATGAAGAACGTATATGTATTGGAATTTGAAAGAACCGTATTATTTTTCTAATAATAGAAGTATAATTTTTAGGAGTTAAATTTTTTTGAATAACCATCGGACCTGCAAGGCTTACCATCTCTATAACTAGATGCCTACTTAATTCAGACCAATCGTAGTGTTGTGCTTTGGTCACAGCGTTCCTCTGTTTTATGTAATTATCTAGAAAAAATCTCCTATTAACTACACAGTTAATTATGATAAAATATCTACCCAGCGATCAATAACATATTTCCAATCATAACTTTGTGCGTGATTCTGTATTTCCAAGCATCTTTGACGATATTTTTCAGGATTAGACTTGTAGTAGCTTAGTATTTCTACTGTGCGTTCTAAAAATTCTTTTTCTTCCGTAGGTACAGCATACCCGCCTTTATCGCCAATTCTTTGATGCCAGTGCCCAACTGCGGTACTAATTACTAGTTTTCCGGCAGCACCGCCCTCCATAACTGGAAGACCGGCCCCTTCTTCTGTGCTAGCCGCAACTACAGCATCAATCATTGTATAAAATCCAGGCATGGTTACAAAACTATGATGGTAAGGCTGTGCTACCCTGAATTCAAGTCCGGCACGATCTACTGCTTCTTTTACCAGCCAACCACGTTTGTGATACTTGGGCTGTGCTAGACTTGACTGTACCATATCTGGGCTAAATTCTTCTTTAGGATGAAACGATCCAGTATAGCCTACAACCTTTAGGCTATTATTTGGTTTACTATAAAATGTGTTGCAATTGATAGCAACCGGAGTAAGTTCTGCAGGACGCTGAATTCCTAGTTCTTTACTAAGGTCAACAAGCCACTGACTGACACAGGCATAACGATAGAACTTATCAAAATCTTCGTATCCGTGGAAATGAATAAGTTCAGTCATGTCTAATTTAGCATGACTAATAATCACACACTGTTCTGGTTTAACAGTTCCGTAGTTGTAACCAAGGAATCGCCAACCGTGCGGAGTAGTTACAAATAAATCAGTGGTCTCATTCAGTTCTAACATTTCTTCTTTGGTATAACTAGTATTCCAGGGAAGTAGCTGACAATTGAATCCGTAGCCCCATAGGTACTTAAATAATTCGTAATGTACTGTGCCAAATGCCCAGTTGGGCTCAAAGTAAAAAACTACTCGTTTCATAGTGAAAGTCCGGGATGTGATCGTGCCAGCCAGTTCATATTTTCACGTTCTGGATGTCTTTCATACCAACCCTTGCCGCTATAAACATCGTAGACCATTTGAAAGTATTCTTCATACATAGGTGCTACGCGGTCGAGACTAAAGTTTTCTCCAAACCTGCGACAGTTAGCAGGATCAATTTTGTGAATATTCTCAGCAGCCCATATGAACTGATCAAAGGTTCTACAACGATAACCAGTAACTCCTTGTATGTTATTTTCACTGAACGATCCCCAGTCAGTGGTAATAGTTGGAGTTCCGCTTAATAACATTTCGACTTGAACGCCACCAAATGGTTCTGTGTACAAACTAGGTGCAAATGCTCCTTTGGCACGACTCATTAGTCGTTTACGAGTAGGAACATCGGCATATCCAATGAACTCAACATGATCGGGGGTCTTAGCATAACCCATAGATGCTAGATTGTTCTGTCCAGCAATCTTAAGTTTAGCACCAATTTCTCTTGTTGCTTCAATGGCAATATGTGTGCCCTTACCTTCATAGACACGACCTAAGAATAAGAAATAATCTTCTTTTTCTTCTGGTGCAAAGGTGAAGTCATCTAGGTCAAAGTAGTTAGGAATAACTGCATTGTACCAATCTTGATTACAAGTACCTACACTGTGTAATCCGAAATAGGCATGCATGATCGCATAGCTTTCGAATATTTTCCATCGTGCCCAATGTCCGCCTGCATATCCAATACCTGGTTCAACACAGATCATATCTTCGTGAGCATCACAGATAGCACGAACACCTGAACCCCAAAATGGAAGAATAAAATCTTTAGGTTGTTTACGTAGACCTATTTCGCGAATAGCGTTTTTGTAGAATGTTTGATACGCATGGTCATTAGTATCAAACTTAAAGAAATTACTACGCCAATCATAACTGCCATAGGCAATTTCTAAATCTTTATTTGTACTAACAGTGACATGTTCGTCACAGACTAGATCACTTTCTTCATGACCGTAATGGATAATGTAGTGCCCACGCTCTTTCATCATTTTGCCAAACTTGACTACTTTTTGAGTGTAGGCACAGGCGTTGTACTCTTTGCTTGATACAGTATGGGGTAACCCCAAGATATGGAAACGAAATTTTTGGCTCATATTATTCTGCTGGTAAAAAATCTAACACGTTTTTAGTTGCACCATCAATAATAAAGCTCTGATATTTTTCTAAATTATTAACTACAGTGTTAGGGAAATAGTCATCAACTTCAACGTACTCGAATTGTTCGTTGTAGTTATTGGGATCAAGTCCTCGTTTGTTCTTTAACATTTCATCTAGGTTAAGATTTCCTAGGATATAATCGTTGTTAGTTTCGCGGTGTGCAAAACTTTGTATTTTATTTCGGACATGATTTTCATTACCGAAGTAAGAGAAGTGCCAACCTGCGTGTGGAATACTGCACTGAACTCCGTCATTGTAATCCCAAGGACGCTGCATTAGTCCTACACCCATGTTACGTATATCTTGTGGAGTTCTTAGGAATTTTTTTCTAACGCCTATAGCACCAATTAGTGTAGTATTAGGCTTGTGCATCATGTAGTTCAATTTAAAATAGAACAGGGGTATTCTAGTAGCCCACAATGAATGATCTGACTCACGCATATATTCTAAAGCAGCATCTCGAACTAGTTCATCACAGTCAGAAACAATGATAACATCTTCATCTGTGGCATCAGCTAGACCTCTTGATAATGCGTTACGTTGAAAGTTTTCTGGAACCCAAGCGTTAGAGTCTGTGGGCATATCTTCTACTTTGATATGAATAATTTTATCAGCGTAGTCTTTGAATCGATCCCAGTTCTGTTCTAATACGAATTCTTTAGGAGCACCTTGGTGTGTTGTATTGGCTTCTGCAATAACAAATTTATCTACATGGTTCCAGTGTTCTTGTAATCGTAATTCTAAAATGTCGAACTCATTATAGAATGTAAAGCAATCGTATATTTTTTTCATAGTATCTTTAAGTTGGTGCCCCACGACAGAATCGAACTGCCATCACAGGATTACAAAACCAGTGTACTGCCATTGTACTAGTAGGGCGGCATAATATTTAAGTACAGCTATTATACGCATCGACAAAACTGAAAGTCAACTCCAGGGACGCATGTGTAGCCAAGTCATTGTACTGGGTCTTGATTCGCAGCAGAGTAGAACTTTATCATAGTCACTAAGATCATCGATTATAAAGATATAAGGATTTTTGGCACCTTGACGAATTGATTCAACTTGATGGGTGTCTTTAAAACGTGCTATAAGTTTATCAGTTAAACCTTCACGGATACAGTCGTGGCTTTCAACAATCACTGAAGTTTTAGCCAGTTCTGGAATTTTTTCTAGGTCTAGGAAGTCTTCTTCGTAGCCTTCGCAGTCCATAAAAATAAATGGTCTGTTGTATTTGCTAAGATAAGACCTAAAGTTTTCAACACTACTGTCAGTACTGAATTGTATTTTGTTTACTTTATTAACCTGTGCATTTTCTCTGGCAATATCAATAGCAGGTTGTTGGACATCAACTAGTACAATCTGTGCATTAGTCCTCATACCAAACCCAATGCCGTAATAGCCTTCGGCACTGCCAATGTTTAGTACAAGATCTGGTGCGTGTGCAATTTCGTATTCTATACTATCAAATAGTTCACACTCGTATAGACCTAGTAGTTTGCCTGCACTATCTCCGTCGCCCCAACTCCATTTAGGTAAAATTTTCATTCCCTGGAATGGACCTTTGAAAACGTGACCTTTGGTTCTACTCAAAATTAAATTGGTAAGTTCTTCTCGTCTTTTCCAGGACCATGCTACGTAATTGTTAAATGCTTCGGACATAATATTTTTAAAATTTGGTACGGTCGGTAGGCTTCGAACCTACAAAGGCGATGTCTAAGACGCTGCCCCATCCCCGACCCAATTGGGTGGGAGCTTTGCCACTTTGCTCACGACCGCATATCATTATAACAGGGTAATCGATAATTGTCAAATGTTTCTTTGTTTGTTATAAGTAGTTATTTAATCTAAGATGACTATGACAAATATTGAACAAAGACTTATTGATATAATTAAAGATTACAGCAAGGTTGACTTTGATGTAGTTCCTGAAATGGATCTAATTTTTGATCTTGGATTTGACAGTCTTTCCTTTACTGAGTTAATAGTAGCATGTGAAGATGAATTTAAGATCGAAATAGAGATTGATAATTTATCAATGGAAGCATCTCGAACTATAAAAGGCCTAGCTACTGCTATTGAATCTTTACTTAGTTCGAATTAATTTGATGATCCAAAAGGTGGGATCTAACTCCCACCATTTTTTACTATGATTTGAATTCTTCGGGTCAGCATGATGATTGTTATGCCAAGACTCCCCAAACAATACAAACCAAAGCCAAGGTAAATTTACACTATTATCATTAGTGTTAACATTTCTGTATCCAATATTTTTACAATGTGTTAAGCTAGTCTGCAATGAAAAACTATGAAATGTAATATATGCAGGTAAAATAATAAAATATAACCAAAGATTAATATCAATTAAGGCAATAATTATATTGCTAGCCCATAATATTTTAATATAGTGATTATGTAAAAATAAACAAAATCGATCTTGTAACAAATGAGCAACTGACGTCCAGGTAGCAGTGTAATCTATATTATCTAATTTAAACATCCAGCCTATATAACTATGAAAAAAACCGTGATTAGGAGTATGTAAATCTTTATCTGTGTCTGTATACCTATGATGATACCCTCGATGTATCGCTGTCCAAAATAGTGGGCTACCTTGTGCGGCCATTGCTCCGAACCATAACATAACAATTTTAATTGGTCCGGATACTTTAAATCCTCTATGACTAGCGTATCGATGGTAACCGGCTGATATTCCTAACATATCTATAAAAATAAATCCTAATATTGTATAGATATACCAAAAGGGTATTGGATTCAAAAATAAATTAATAATAGAAAAAGTTCCTAATATTAATAATGGAAGAACAGCACCCCATAAATTACTCTGAGATATAATATTTTTAAATATTTTTTTCATTTGGTTCTCCAATCCTTTAATAATGATTGATTGCCGTGGTACATAATTTTTTGCCAACAAGTATCATCATTAATATTATTGCAGGTAAGATATAATTGACTATCGTATTCAAACAATATACCAATATGTTTCATTAAAATATCTTGTGCAAATTTTTGCCAATTATTATACTGCCTACTCATAAACACTAATTCAGCATTAAGATGCTGATAACAATAATTTAATTGAGTTTCTATCACGTTGCCAAACATAATCATTCCATTACGTTTATCTAAAATAGACGAACGTTGATTTTTTATTTTCCAAAGTCTATTAGCTATCCTGAAAGTACTATTTGGCCAACATGGCCTCTGTAAAATACTACTACCAAAATACGGTTTATGATTCTGATCAAATGTTAATGAAATAGCAGAACATTCTTCAAATGATTCTTTTGAATAATTTTTATATAAATGGTGGGAAGTATCTTGATATTGTTCTTGTCTTAATTGCTCAAACAAGTCGTCTAATTCTTTATTAGTTCCGGCAGTCCAAATTTTAGTGTACATATTCTAATACAGCAGACGAAATCAAATAGTCGCCGTCATGGCTGACGCTGATATGGCATCTAAGGTTCTGCGCCATCTTACCTAGATAATTTATAAAAGATGTCTGTGGTTGCCCTAGTGGAGATTTAGAAATTTCTATATTTTTCCAAACAACTATGCCAGCAATCCCAGTACCATAGGATTTAGCCACTGATTCCTTTATACTCCAATGTTTGGCTAAGAATATAAATTTTCTAGCATCAATGCAAGAATAGTATTCTGCTAGTTCGTTGGCAGTAAGAATTCGTTTGGCAAAACGTTCCAATCTATTTGAATTCATAGATTGAAATCTTCTAAGATCAACAATGTCTATACCCGTGCCTTTTATCATACTGTAATTATACTTTTTTATTTTAGTCTGTCAAGATCCTGGTAAATATGCATCGCACTTCAAGGACCCGATATGTTTTTAGGACACCGTACAGATTTAGAAAATGGACAGATAAAATCATTAGATATTTTAGACGGCAAAAAAGTTTTGCTCAATGACAACGGAAGTTATAAACTAGGTAGTAATATTTGCCCCCACCAAAATAGTAGAATTGTTTCTGGAACTGCTACAGAACTACGATGCCAGTATCACGGTTGGTCGTGGAATAATGACGGCAGTCCTCGAGATTCTGGATCCAGTAAAATGTGTAATGAAGCAAGACTTCATATGAAACCTGTACACGAATATAAAGGATTACTGTTTGCTGATGATATTGATCTATCAGTGTTGGACGATATATCTTTTGAAGATTTAGAGTTAGATGAATTTAGAGTCAATAGTTTAAATGCAGATCCAAAAATTAGTATGGATATCTTTTTAGATGTCGATCATATTCCTGTAGTGCATAACGGCGTCTACGACCTATTAGGCATTGAAGGCGAAGCAAATGTATCTTGGGACTTTAGAGACTGGGGTAGTGTACAGACTGTTACAGACGAGAAGAATAATAAAATTGCCCTTTGGATAGCGGTGTATCCTTATACTATGATTGAATGGCAATTAGGAGCATTATTTGTCAGTCAATGCTTTGACGATAACAAAATAGCAGTTTGGAAATACAAAGATAAAACAGACTCTGATGAAAATTATAAAGTTAATTCTGATATGTGGGAAACAGCATTTGCACAAGATGTCATGCAAGCGGAACAAATGGTTAGATTCCCTACAACAATCTACTTGGAAGACGCAAAGAAACACTACAGAGAGTGGCTGACTAATGCAATTAGTAGATAACAATTATCTTAGAAGTTGGGGCAATGGACCTACCTGGACTGTGGAGATTGATCCACCACGCAGACCTGTAAGAAGTTATTATGAAGAAACACTAATTGCCGCAGAGATGCTATGGGAACGTAAACAGGGCAAACTTCAACTCTGCTATAGCGGCGGGCTTGACAGCGAATATGTACTCAGCATACTTTTAAAATTTGGTATGACTGTAGAAGTAGTGATCATGCGTACACAATACAACCATCATGAGACACAATATGCTTTTAAATTCTGTGAAGCTAAAAATATCACTCCTACAGTTGTAGATTTAGACTATGATAAATTTGTCGAGTCTGGTCAAATGTTATCCATTGCAGAATCAATTAAATGTGCAGCATATCAAATTCCCTGTAACATGTGGTTAGCTAGTCAACTCGACGGCACTGTAATAACAGGCAATGATCCACCTCATTTAAAATTAAATCCCAAAGATAATTTATGGTATCTCGATGAAGAAGAAGTTATACATAGTCAGTTAACTTATTGGAAAAAAAATAGCCTAGAAGGAACACCATTTTTTCTAAGTTATACTCCAGAACAAATGTTAGCTTTTCTTATTGATCCTACAATTGAAAAATTAGCCAATCATGAGTTTCCTGGGAGGCTAGGAACTAATTCATCAAAGGTTCATGTGTTTAACAGAGGAACCGGATTTAATCTAGAACAACGAGTAAAGCAGCACGGCTACGAACATGTAGAAACAAGTTCGATATTTCAACATCCAGATATGCAGACAGTTATGTCATACAAAAATAAATGGCTAGGAACGTCAGATCATCAATATCATAAAGTTGTAAAAACTTTATCTTCCGGGTTGACTTCTACAGCAACAACATCTATAATGTAACTATGGCAAAAAACTTTATATACTTAGATTGCCCAAATCAGGAAATTATAGCTAAAAAATCTTTAGAGTACCTTAGTACAACAAAATGGCTATCGACTGTTGCTCATTGGCGTGGACCAATTAACGGTAGCGAGTTAACACAGTTATTAGACAATGTTCCTGAATTGGTCGAATGGCTCGATAGCCTACATCTGCAGCCTGCCCAATTTTGGATAATAGGATATTTTGCTACATCTAGCATACATCTCGATTCTGGTATTCCATATCCTAGAATAAATTTTCCTTTAATTAATACTGTAGGAACAGCCATAACAGAATTTTATGATATAAAGAATATGGAAAAAATTGAACATAAAGATTGGGGAGTACCGTTTTGGTATTTAAAATATAATCCAGCCGATGCGGTAATGATCGATTCCTACGAATTAACGCAACCAGTTGTATTCAATCCAGATATTCCACATCGAGTAAGGTTCGATACACCAATGTCTCCGGCAAATCCGAGATTGGCTTTCTCTATGTATTTTTATAATCCGCCATACCACATGCTAGGCCTAGAATGAAACCATTATCATCGCAAGATATTTTATCAATACTTCCACACCGTTATCCGTTTCTAATGATAGATCGAGTATTAGACTACGATGCAACAACTATAACAGCGGTTAAAAACTTTACCATCAACGAACCCTATGTACAAGGACATTTTCCAGGTAACCACATTATGCCAGGAGTTATGATGGTTGAAGCCATGGCACAGGCCAGTACTATTTTAGCATTCAAATATGTTGAGGACGTAATGCCTTCGGAAGATTTTTTCAAGTATATGGCCAAAGGTGCCGGAATACTATTTGTGGGTGCAGACCAGGTTAGATTTAAAAAGGTGGTATTACCCGGAGAGCAACTGATAATTTACTCTACGCTGACGAGAAATGCTAGAAATATTTTTGAGTTTGATGCTCGAATTGAAGTAGATGGAATAATTGTCACCGAAGGCAAACTAAAAGCACTCGGCGGAGTCTAAGTCCACGTCTGTTATCAGTAAGCTAACGTTTATTTAAATAATTATATAGGAGATACTATGAGTACCGAAAATTGGACACCCCGTTCTGAAGAAGAAGTTGAGCGTAGATTTATTGAAATGATCAACGTTTATCTCAAACTAGAGTTAGAATACCCACTTCCTCCAGAGATGAATATTAAAGATTTGAAAATTGTTAATAATAACGAGATTCAAAATCTTCCACCAGAGCTGTTTGAATTAGAAAAGAAAAATCTTGAAATTGATAGCATCGACATTCTTGAACTAGTAATTCAAGTTGAAGAAGAATTTGGCGTGGTTATTGACGATCAAGAAATTCCAAAGTTACTAGCATGGAAAGACTTGATTGGATATATTACAGATAGTCAAGAACCACCAAAACAAAAAACATCACCATCGACTACACCTGCCCCATGAAAGATATCTATATAGTCGACTATCGGGTGCATGATTCTCTTGGAAACAATGTAGCATCTAACTACGAAAATATGCCCTTGTCAAAAGGTCCGCAGACAATAACTAGATATAATATTAACGATTATCCTTACATTTTAAGCACTAAAGGATTCCAGGCCGAATATATGGAGAATGGCCACTTATCGTACAAGACAGCAGTAAACATTACCAACGAATATCTCGAGAACTATAATAATGATTTATTCAAGGATAGTGTAGTGAGTGTTGGATCTTTTGCAATTAACTCTGCGATAAGAGAAGATTTTTATAAGTCTATGGATGATCATAAAAATCGTTACAGTCCTAGTAGATTATTTTCTAACAATCACGACTTATTGTCTGCATTAATATCTGGAAAAACAAAATCAGAAAACATGAATGTTAGTGTAAACGCTGCTTGCTCTAGCAGTATGTTTAATCTACATTTTGCATCAATGTTAATACAAACTGGCCAGACAAACTCTGCTCTTGTTGGTGCAATAGATCATTCATTAAATCCTACTCTGCAATATTATTGGCAGTCATCAAGTGCATTATCAAATGCAGGCGGCGGAACATCAAAACCTTTTGATAAGAATCGAGACGGGTTTTTACAAGGCGAAGGCGGTACCATTTGGTTTATCTGTGATGAAGAAACACTGGTAAAATATAATCTTAAACCAAAGGCAAAATTAAGATCAATTGCCAGCGGTGCTAAATTGACTAGTATGACTGCTCATGATAGAACTTGTGAAAATCAGTTAAAGATTATTAACCAAGCATTGAAGCAGGCTAACTTAACTCCAAAAGATATTGCATTTTTTAATGCACATGCTACTAGTACACTAGTAGGCGACGATATTGAATTAGATGTCTTTCAACGTGCATTTGAAGGTGTAGATATTCCTATTGTTGGGTTTAAAGGTTACATAGGGCATACTATGAGTGCCTGCGGGTTAATTGAAGCAGCCTACGGAATAGAAGCAGTTAAGAACGGATACTTACAACCAAACTTTTCTTTAGACAATCCCCTTAGTGATGATCCTAGACTAATTACTAAGAAGACTGATTTAAAAGGAAATATCTTTATGAAAGCAAGTTTTGGCTTTGGTGGTCGAACTTCTATTGCTATCATAGAGTCATTAGAAGGATAAAAAATGCCAGATAAAAGAGTTGTAGAACTTGTTAGGAATACAGTTGGCAGAAATAGCTGGGCCAACGAGCAAAGGACGGCTTATCAACATTTTGATCCTCAATACAATTTTCCAGATTGGTACCTTAAAGAAATACATAGGATGAATAAAAAATATCGTCCTATCCGATGGATTCCTTTAGATGTTCCAAAATTTGAAATTGACATGGCAGAATTTATGGACATTTGGGATCGAGAAAATATTGATATACTTAGGACAGGTACTGATGCAGCAGAACCGTGGCCAAAGGAAGCCCATCCATTAGGCAAGGCCAGTAATTGGTATAACCCACAATTTAAGGGACTTGATTTTTATACCTATAATAAAGATAATTTCCTAGAAACAAAATGTATGGGCTGGTCAGCGAAATTATACGAACATCCGTTGTTCACACCTATTATTGAACAAATTAAAGATACTCTTCCTTTCCAAATAGTTAGCCATTTGTATATATGGGAAAGTGTACGTGAAGTTTATCCACATCGAGATGACGATTATTTTTGGGATATGCCAACTATGTTTCGTATTATGCTCAATGATGAAAACACACAACCGACATTATATGTTTGCGATGTAGATCACGGAGATCTACATTATATTGATCCTCCTCCCGAGACTAATACATTTGCATGGTCAAACGGTTCTCAGATTCACGGTAGTGATTTTCACGGAAAGAGAAAACAAATAATATGTATCAATGGAGTTTTCCATCCTAAAAAATACGAAGAATTAATGGATCGGAGTATTGAGAAATATCAAAACAAACTCAATTACAAATTAGAAATGTAAAAATTGATCAGTGTCGACAAACTGAATTTTAACTCCAGTTTCTTTACTTAATGATTGAATCATTTCCCATAAATTTACAGTCTGTAGATCGGTTGCATATACATCAAAATTTTCTTTACTGTCAAATACAACCTGACTGATAATTTTTGCAGTATTTTTATATTCAATTAATGTATGAGAGTTGTATAAAAATCCTGGCCGTTCGGCTAGTTGAGATCTAATTGTGGCATACATAGGATTATGATACAAAGCATCGGCCCAAGCTCTCAATTTTGGACCAGGCCGTTGTTCTGTTTGATCAACAATAGTAGTAGTAGATACCCTTGCGTACATTTTAAATTCCTTTGTTTCAGATATTTTATTTACTATTAACAAAAACGATAATTACTAAAAAAGGACGGCATACAATGTATACCAGAAAATATCGATTAGTCTGTACAGAAGGACCTAAGATGAAAAGATTTAAAGTAGTAACTACACAAAATCTTTCATTCAGTCAAATGATGAGGAGATATAACATCCCTACATCCGGACTGGTTAATGTAGTCGACGACCACTTTGATGACGAACGTTGGGAAATTACTTCAGAGTGGGAAAGTAAAGAAGCATTTGAAAAATCACAACAGCATCCTTATAGAAAAATGTTTTGGACACGCTTTGAATTAGAGTGTCACCGACACGGTATTAGATTTTTTATTACTGATGGTGATACCGGCGAGGAGACTGAACCATTCTCATTCGACTAATACTCCCATTCGTATAGATATCGGAATAGGCCATGTACGATCAGTTAATAATTTTTGTTGGTATTCGTATTTTGGTTCTTCTCCGGGAGAGAGATTACAATCCGTTGTAAATCGATATCTTGAAACTCTATAACCTTGTCTGCCCATCCATGCAAATAATCTTTCCCCAAAACCAGCAGATTTTAATGTATTATCTTGTCGGTTTTCATAAACAACAAAAAATCTACTAAGTTTCCTATTAATTTCCATTTCGTCAAATAACATTTGATCCCACTGCCTAAACGCTTTAGCACCTTCAACAGTGTACATTTTGTCATGATGACCGTCACTGATCCAATATCCCCAGGACCAGCTAGGAGATCCCGAAAACTCTTTGCAAATTAGAGCTCCAAATAATTTTCCGTTGACAAATATTCCAGGAACATAATATAACGGATCTTTAAAATAATTTGGAATAATTTTTTCCATTTCATTATTAATAGTATATTTTAGTTGATCATCTGTGTAACCGTTAAATGTATATGGTCGAGACTTCATTAACTGTAATAATTGTTCGCAATCGTTTATATTAAGAGTTCTATTTTCTATCATAAATCTATTTACATATTTTCTAGGTTTATAAATATTAAAAAGGATTGTATCATGAAAAAAATAATTATGACATTTGAAATGAAAAATCAAGAAGTGCTTGGAATTATGTATAATTCAGTTGACGTACACGCATTAGATACTGAATGTTTATCCGAAATTGAAACTGAGTATTATGCTACACAAGACTATCATCGATTCGAAGGACATTGGTTTTTTGAAGATGATGCAGCATACGAGACTTGGTACGAACAACACGGAGCACTTAGAGACGAGCATCTTGCATCTCTTTTGGAATACCTTGAAGTAAACGAAGTAACTGTGAAAACTTATTCTGAGATTGAAAATTCTCGTATGCCAGGTGCATTACCATTCGATCAGTACGTTGGACTTCCTAATTTAATGCGAATGAGATGATATTAGTAACTGATGATTTTTCTGAATCTTGGCAGAAAGAAAAAATAAATCAGAATTTTTATATTGTATACAATTTAGCTAGAACTGAAGTTCCTAGAACTGCATATAATATCAGCGATGTAATCTATCTATATTCGTTGTTATTGAAAGAACCAGGTATTGTTAATATCGAATACCACGAGTCTAACGATAAACTATTTCAAGAAATACGAGTTATATGGTGGAATAAAAAATATTACCAAGACTGGGCCAACACTCATAGTGATCAATATAAAAACTTAACAGATTATTTTGATCAATATAAAATACAACATAACATTGAATATGAACGTATTACTTCTGATGAAGGATATGTTAGTGAGTTTCCTTATATCGAATATCCTAAAAAGAACGAGTTAGTTAGTTGGACGTTAATTGATTTTTATAAAGAGTATGTAATAAAAAATATTATTCCTTTAGGCGTATATAGGGGCGTGTATTTAGGTAACGGTGATTTTGACGATCCTAAAAAGCAGCCGGGAACTCTCTCAGGAGCTAGATTCATGAAAGAAAGAACTAGCAGTATAGTGCGGAATCCAGAGAACAGAAATAAAAATATAAAAAACTTTCCCTGCAAGGCCCTGTCATACACGATCGATCATGCTGTTCAAGTAGCGATGTATGATGCTCCTATAGTTTATAAAAGATTTAGTAAACTTGTAACTGATGTAGAAAAATTTGCAGAAACATATATATCAGAGTGTACTCAGTCTGCGGTTAATTTTGGCCACAGCTCATTAGGATCACAAATACTTACACATACACACCAGTTATCTAATGATAAAAGACTAACATTAACAATAGCAGTTAGACTCACATTTCACGATAAACCTGTAACATATAAATTTTGGAATCCTATTGACGATCTTGATCCAAATTTAGACAAATATTACGGATCGTCTGATCTTGTAGCAGAGTACATAGACAATCAAACACCAATAGAAATACAATCAGAATATCGATCGAGTGTGTTGGTGTTTAACGGAAGTTATACCCCACATACTGTAGAATTTAATAATGATATCTATATGTACTTTGCCTACGATAATGTAGTATTCAAGCCTGATGCTTTAGAAAAGATAAAGCAACAAAGCGAAAGGTCTGCTTTCACAGACCTCGAAGAAGAAAAACATCTATACTTCTTTAACTTTTAATCGTTGTCTTTTGGACGTTTTTCTTTATGGCGGACATTTCCAAACAACTCTGCCTGGATCATAATACGTTTTTGAATGCCTCTTTGTTGAGGATCGACAATAGTAGCCAATTCTCTCTTAATATTTTTACTCATTTTGTAATTAGGTCCTGGTTTGATATATGACATTATTTTTCCTTTTATTAAATTGGTCCGGCGTAGAGGAATCGAACCTCTATTGACGGCTTAGAAGGCCGCTGTATTATCCGTTATACTAACGCCAGTTATATATATTATACTTGAGATTCCTATTTATTGCAAGATATTTTAGTCAAAAAAATAGCACCCGGAGGTGCTATTTAAAACTCTCGTTTTTAGATATCGTAGCGTGGGACCATTATAGTCTTAAGCATGATGCCTTCTGGAGTGAACTGATCCAAATCAGCGGCTAGCAAGCTAGTCATGATTGATGGACTAAATCCACTTACCAATGCGGCACCACTCTTGTCAGCGGCCACAGGCACATTGTCTGAACTGTTTAGGTTCCAGAAAACAATCTGTGGCATGTTGTAGCCAGCGGCTTCGAACTTACGTCCGATCATTTCCATTGCGTTATCGTCGAAACGGGCGCATTGGTCAAACTGCATGTCTGACAAGATCAACAACATCTTTGGCATGTCGCTTTCTGGGACTGATCCCTTAACTGCAACGTCTAGGATTTTACTCATAGCCGCATGTAAGTTAGTGCTCATTTCCCAGTTGCTCTTAGACATTTGGGTTACCTTGTCAACAATGTTACCCTTTAGAGTAACAAGTTCTGGCTTGCTAGAGAAAGTTAAGAATGTGTCCTTGAACACGCCCTTGTTCTTGTCTGCTAGATACAAGCCCAGGCTAACTGCTACGTCCAAACAACGAACGCCGGTGTTCTTACCTGCGGCGCAGGTCATAGAACCACTTACGTCAACTAGAGGTAGGATACTTGCGTCACCTACGTAGTTTGGCAGAGCGTCCCATTGTGCAATGACATGATCTGCTTCAGTCTTGTCAAACTTCACATATGAGTGTGCAATACCCTTCAACACATCGTGTGGGTAAATTGCCGAAGCATTTACCTTAACAGTTGGGTCCTTGGCAACCAACTTAGCTACATACTCAGCGAACGCTGGGCTGTGACGGTTGAATGCCTTCTTGTATTGGCGAGCCGCTACAGAAGGAACGTGTGAGAAGTTAATGTTGTCCCAGTCGTTGGCACACATTTGTGTTTCAACAACCTTGGTAAGACCAACTAAACTCTTACGGTATTGCTTTGGAGTCATTCCGAAGAATGTTCGGATTTCTGCGGCAATTGGTCCCTTGCGAGGAGTCCACTTTGCAGCCAATCCATTACTTTCACGAAGGGCATTACCCAACATTGTGTAAGCGGCTGACTTCAACTGCTTTGTTTCAAAGATAAAGATGTCGTCCCAACGTCCAACTTCTGGAACCTTGGCCAATAGACTCAAAGCTGCCTTTGGGTCACGCTTTTCTAGATGTACTAGAATATCGCGGAACAGTTGACGTTCACCTGCACCACCACGGACATCACGTGCCCATTGTGCGATGCGTAGTGCTAGGTCAGAGTTTTCCACATAGGCGGCAGTGAAGTCGCCTGTGATGTCCTTACCACGGCTTGCACCGATCTTGTAGAACAGGTCAACTGTAGCCTTAGCTGTTGACTTACGAGCCTTCATGCCGTTGGCAGTACGGGCTTCTTGATTTGCTACTGCTGTTACAAATGCGTTCATTTGTGTTTCCTTTCAGGTTATGTTTTTTTTCAGTTATGGTTGAAATTGTGTTGCTGTTAATAACCTATTAACTTTAACAGGATCGTTGTTGACTGCTTTTATTTTACACAGGCCATCACTCTGTGCTCGTTGGGCTATTTCAATAGCTACCTTCAACGCTAGGCAGTTTTACGTGCTTTGCTCCAATAGGCTACCATAGTGATCCAACCTTCATAGTTGATTATGAATTGCTGTACCGATCCTAAAACTTCTTAGCTTGCATTTCTGCTTGCTATGTATCTATTGTATAGTAAAAACTGCTGGCTGTCAACAGTTTTTTGGACTTTTTTATCCAAATATTCAAAACTCTAGAGGAGTTTTAAATCGAACACTGATCATAATTCTAGCCTCATCTGTGGTGTTAAAAACACTATGTGGGACCTGAGTATTAAAAAAAGCTGCCTTGGTTAAAAAAAATCTTTCAACTTCTTCAGTTTGATCACTGTCATAATAGTAAAATGGATCACCGTGGTCTTGATAGATTACTTTTGGCTCACAATCCTGATCTTTTAATTTGTAAAAAATACTTGGTATTTTATCGCAATTATAAATTGGGATATTTAAGGCATAAGGATTGTCCTTCATATCCCAGTCAATATGTGTCGGTAATTTATCATGAGGTGCTACAACAATCATAGCAATGTAATATATATCGGTCCAAGGTTTAATGCTTTGAACTGCTTGTACTAATGGTTTACATAATGCAAATTGTTTTTCAGGTAACGATTTAAACACTGTGTATTTTTTTACATCGTCGGGGACATATTCCAAAATAATTCTTGAGATATCTTCAAGATATGGTAAATCAATAAATTTATACCTAGGCCGATCAGATATAGGCATAATCTTATGAGTTGATTTTAATTTGTTAATATTTGAAATAGCTACCATTGTATTCTTTATAATGACATATTATTTACTTTTTGTAATGGCCGGGCTTGCAGGAATCGAACCCACACCGCTTGTTTCGAAGACAAGCATGATATCCATTTCACCAAAGCCCGTTAGTATTTGCAAATAGCAAATATGGTGCTCTTACCGAGAATTGAACTCAGGATTCAGTCTTACCAAGACTGTGTTATACCACTTAACTATAAGAGCACAGGTCACATTGTAGGACCGTTGCCGTTCTTGAAGCCCACTGTGCCACCTTCTGCTTCGATGCACTTTATTGCATCTTCAAACAAAATGGGAGTAAAATCAGTTTGCTCAACACAGGCACACCAATATCGAGTATCGATCTCGTTGCTGTACAAGGTTTCACCGGTACGTGCATCAACACCTCGGGCTCGCTTTACACGGCTAGCGTGTAAGTGTCCGTGGATGTTAGTACCAAAGCGACCCAACGATGCTTCATGCACAGGGATATGACTCAAGATCATTCCGTTCATAACATGATATGCACGTAACTCTCTAAAATATTTTCCATACTCTACGTCAGGAAAGATATCGTGGTTACCGCGGATCAATACTTTGTCTCCGTTCAAGCGAGCTAACGTGGGCAAGGCTCTACGGTTAATAACCACATCACCTAAGTGATAGACCTTGTCGTTAGGACGTACACGTTCGTTCCAGCGGCGTACCATTTCTTCGTCCATTTCTTCTGGGCTATCCCAGGGCCGTAAC